CTCGCCCCCGCGCCCCCTCGCGTCGATCGCTGGTACCACGTCCCCCGTTTTCCCCAGGCGGTGAGTTTCCGTGCCCCGAGCCAAGAAGACCGCCGGGACGGCGGTGGACAAGCGCAACGGCCAGCGTGCCGACCTCGGCATCGTTCCCGGCCTGCGGGTCGACCGGTTCGACCCATCGGCGGACCTCTGCGCAGAGGCGAGGGTCGCGTGGGAGGCGTTCTGGTCGGACCGGCAGGCCCTGCTGCTGACGCCGTCGGCGAAGGTCGTGCTGTTGCGGTGGGTCGACGCCCTCGACCGCTACTTCAGGACGCTCGTGCTGGCCGACGCTGACCCGGTATCCACGGGGTCGATGGGGCAAGAGATCCTGAACCCGCTGTACAAACTTGCCGAGCAGGCCAGGGCGACGGTGGAGACCTGCGAGAAGCAGCTCGGCATTGGTGGGCTGAACGCGGCGTCGTTGGGGATCGCGGCGATCACCGAGGCGCGCTCCCTGCGGGAGATGAACGCCCGCTACGGAGGCGCTGATGGCAACCGCAACAGCCCCCAGGCCCAAGACCCGCGCCTCAAGGTCGTCCAAGGCAAGAGTCGCCCGGCCCGCTGACCCGCCCTGCCAGAACTGCGGCTGGAAGCCTCGCCGTGGGGCATTGTGGCCGAGCGAGGGCCCGGTCGCGGTCGCGTGGATCCAGGACAACCTGATCCAGCCGGAGGGCGATTTCTTCGGGCAGCCGTTCCGGCTGCGGGAAGACCAGCAGCTGTTCCTGTACCGCTGGTATGAGTACTGCCGGCGGTGCCGCTGGTGGCGCTATGACGAGGGCGTCCGCGGCGCTGCGACCGGGGACGGCAAGACGACGTTCATCGCCGCGATCGGGCTGCTGGAGTTCGGCGGGCCACCGCAGATCGCGCCGACCTCACCGATCGTGCCGATCGCCGCAGCCGCGTGGGACCAGGCCGACGAGCTGTTCCGCAAGGCCGGGCAGATGGTCGGCGGCCAGGACGACGAGATCACCGAGGCACCGCTGTGCGGCTTCTTCGAGGTCTACGACACCAAGATCCAGTTCCGCGATGGTCGCCCGGGGGTACTGGAGCGGGTCGCGGCGGTCGCCGGGACCAACGAGGGCGGCCTGCCGCACCTGTTCATCGGCGACGAGCTGCACGAGTGGGGTGAGGTTGGCAGCCGCAAGGCGCGGGTGCATACCGTCATTGGCAAGTCGACCAAGAAACGCATGACCGCCCGCGGCCCCGGCCGGATTCTGGACCTGTCCACGGCCGGGTTCGACAAGGACCGTTCGCTGCTGGGGGCGATGTACCAGCGGGGCCAGCGGGCGCTGCACGACCCGAGCACTGCGCCGAAGCTGCTGTTCGACTGGCAGGAGGCCCCCGAGGGGCTGGACTACGACGATCCGGAGGATCGCCGGGTCGCGGTGCGGGCGGCGTCGCAGGCGGCCGACGTGCTCTGGGATGTCGAGAGCCGGGTGCGGGACTGGGGCAAGCCCGACATGCCCCGGCACGAGTGGATCCGCTACTACGCCAACCGCTGGGTCGACATCGTTGAAGATTCCTGGCTAAAGGACCATCCGGGCGCCTGGGAGGACTGCAAGGGCACCTGGACGCCGGACGACGCCAACCCGTGGGTGCTGGTCGTCGACATGGCCCTGCGGCACGACTCGGTGGCCGTCACCCGGATCGAGCAGCTCCCCGACGGGCGGCTGGCGGCGACGACGCGGATCTGGCGGGCCGACCAGCACGGCGGCCGTATCCCCCACGACGACGTCTGGGTCTATATCCGTCAGCACGCCCGGGGCCTCGGATTCCGCGGCGTGGTGTACGACCCGCGGTTCTTCGAGGTGCCGGCGCGGCTGCTGGAGGACGACGGGATCCAGGTCATCGAGTTCGACCAGTCGCCGCAGCGGATGGCTCCGGCGTGCGGGCTGGCCTATGACCTGATCCTGCAGCGGCGCATCGTCCACGACGATGACCCCGACTTCGCCGCGCATGTGAAGGGCGCGGTCGCGGTGCCGCAGGAGCGCGGCGGGTTCACGCTCAAGAAGGGCAAGTCCAAGGGCCACATTGATGCGGCGGTGACGCTCTGCATGGGCGTTTGGATCCTGCACGAGGCGCCCGAACCTGCGCCCATCGCCATCCCGCTGGTCGCCTGGGAGTGAGAGGACACCATGACGATCCTTGACCGCGTCCCCACCGACCGGATCGGCGAGCGCGCCCACGACGTGGACCTCGGCCGGGCGCTGCTGTCACTGTTGATGCTGCCGTTCCTGGCATTGGGATTCGCCGCAGCACTGATGTGGACGGCGGTGGAGTTCGCGTGGGCGGCGGTGCTGACCGGCTGGGACGCCGCCCGTGCCCAGACCCGGCCGATCCAGCCTGCTGAGGCCATCCCGCGCAGCAGGACCGGCTAGCCATGGGGGTGCTGGAGGCCGTCGCCGAGCGTCGGCGGGCCTCGCTGGCCCGCTACGGCCGCAAGCACAACCTCGCCTTCGGCGGCGGCCAGGGGTTCTCCCAATCGCCGTTCTGGGCCTACGACGCGCTGACCGCCCCGCTGCTGGCGACCACGCCGCTGTACGGCAACCTCGAAAAGATCGACACCAACTTCGAGGGCTACGTCACCTCGGCCTACAAGGCCAATGGCGTGGTGTTCGCGTGCCTGCTGGTCCGCCAGCTCATCTTCTCCGAGGCGCGGTTCCAGTGGCGGGAGTACCGCCAGGGCCGCCCCGGTGAGCTGTTCGGCTCCGAGGAGCTGACGCTACTGGAGCAGCCGTGGCCCGGTGGCACCACCGGCGAGCTGCTGGCCCGCATGGAGCTCCACGCCAGCCTGGCGGGGAACTTCTACGCCACCCTCGCCGACGATGGCGGCCGGCTGGGGCGGGCGGCGCGGGGCCCGACCCGGCGGATCGTGGTCATGCGCCCGGACTGGGTGACCATCGTCATCGGCCAGCCGAGCGACCCCGACAACGGCGACCCCAACGCGCTGGACGCCCGCATCCTGGCCTACATCTACGAGCCGCCCCCGATTGGTGGTGGCCGTAGGCGTTCGGACCCGCAGGTGCTGCTGCCGGAAGAGGTCTGCCACTTCTCGCCGCTGCCCGACCCGCTGGCCCGCTACCGCGGCATGTCGTGGCTGACGCCGCTGGTGGAGGACATCCGCGCCGACAAGGCCGCCACCGTCCACAAGAGCCGGTTCTTCACCAACGGCGCCACTCCGAATCTGGCGATCGTGTTTGACAAGGACACCGACGACGAAGCCTTCGAGCAGTTCGTCGCCAAGTTCCGCCAGGCCCATCAGGGCGCCGACAAGGCCTACAAGACGCTGTTTCTGGCGGGCGGCGCCGATGTGAAGCCGCTGAGCGTCAACCTCCGCGACCTGGAGTTCAAGACCACCCAGGGCGGCGGCGAGGAACGCATCATGGCCGCTGCTGGGCTGCACCCGGCCATGGTCGGCCTTGCCGGCGGGCTGGAAGGATCGTCGCTGAACGCCGGGAATCTCGGCACCGCAGCGCGGCTGACCGGTAACAAGACGATGAAGCCGCTATGGCGGATCGCCGCCGCCTCGCTGCAGACCCTCGTCACCCCGCCGAGGCCGAGCGCGTCGCTGTGGTACGACGACCGCGACATCGCGTTCCTGCGCGAGGACGCCGCCGACCTCGCCAAGATCCGCTCCCTGGACGCCCAGGCGCTCCGAACGCTGGCCGATGGCGGGTGGGAAGCCGACGCGGCAGTCGAGTTCGTGCAGACCAACGACCTGAACCGGCTCCGCGGCCGCCACTCGGGGCTGCTGCCGGTGCAGCAGCGGCCGCCCGGCTCCGGCGAGGACGGCGTGGGTTCAGCCAACGGGAACGGCAGGATCCGCGAGGCCATCACCGCGCGATAGCCAGGAGGTCGCCGGATGCCCTGGCATGTGGCCCGCACGCAGCAGTGCCCGGCTTCAAAGCCGTGGGGCGTCATCAACAACGACACCGGTCGGGCTGAGAACCGGTGCCACGCCAGCCAGGAAGCAGCACGGCGGCAGATGGCCGCCCTCTACAACGCCGAACCCACTGCCAGGAGCGGCCGCATGGTTCAGAGCAAGGCGCTGCAGCGCGTCGAGATCAAGAACGCCGCCAAGGGCGAGGTGTCGGCGGTGTTCGCCACCCTGAACGTCGTCGACGACGACGACGACGTCACCCCCAACGGCGCGTTCGAGGACGGCGCCGAGGTCATCATCTCGTCCTACCAGCACACCAGCTGGGGCGGGGCACTGCCGGTCGGCAAGGGCACCATCCGGGAGACCAAGTCCGAGGCCGTCCTGGACGGCCAGTTCTTCATGGACACCCAGGTCGGCCGGGACACCTTCACCGTCGTCAAGCAGCTCGGCGCCCGCCAGCAGTGGTCCTACGGCTACGACGTGCTGGACTCCGACCGCGGCACCTTCGACGGCCGCGATGTCCGGTTCCTCAAGCGGCTGAAGGTCCACGAGGTCTCGCCGGTGCTGGTCGGCTCCGGCGTCAACACCCGGACGCTCGCGGTGAAGGCGCTCATGGAGGGCGGCTACGACGCCCACGAAGCCACCCGGCTGGTCGAAAGGACGATGGTGTCGGAGTACAAGGCGGCGATCCGCCCGCACGAGACCCCGGTCGTGGCCAAGGCGTGGGACGCCGCCGCCGCGGAGGCCGCGATCAGCGACGACGCCTCCATCGCCGAGCTGCGCTCGGTGTACGCCTGGGTGGACTCCGACGGCGACCCGGAGGTCAAGGCCTCCTACCGGTTCCCCCACCACCACGAACCCGGCGGCGCGGCCAACCTGCGGGCCTGCACCACCGGGATCGCGGTCCTCAACGGCGCCCGCGGCGGGACCAGCATCCCGGAATCGGACCGCCGCGGCGTCTACAACCACCTCGCCGGCCACCTGCAGGATGGGGATCGTGAGCCCCCGGAGCTGCGCGCGGGCGGCGACACCAGCAGCATGAAATTCACCGACGAGGCCGCCGCCGTCATGGCTGGCGTGTCGGCCCTGCTCGATCGCGCGTCGGACGTCATGGCGCTCCGCGCTGCCAAGGGCAAGTCCCTCGCCTCGGCGTCCATCGACCTCCTTGAGTGGTTGTACGACGACCTGCGGCGACTCCGGACTGTCCTTGACTCACCCCAGGACGACGCCGCCCGCGAATACGTGCGGTACGTCCACTCGCTCCAGCATCAGGAGAGTGCATGACATGGCGTTCGCCGCGCTGAAGGAGAAGGAGGACGCGCTTGCCGCCAAGCGCGCCGAGCTGTCCGGCATCTTCAAGGAAGCCGGGCAGGAGATGGACCTGACCAAGGTCAAGTCCATCAAGGGCACCACCGTCGATAAGGCCGCCCACATCCGCAAGCTGAACGACGAGCAGACCGAGCTCGGCAAGGAGGTCGACGACCTCCGCGCGGTGCAGAAGGCCGCCGAGCGGACCCGCGTCGCCAACGAGCGCGGCCTCGACGACGGTGCCGGCGAGGCCGGCAGCGACCACGGCCCGAGCGCCGGCAGCCGTCCGGCCGCCAAGTCGTTCGGGCAGCTGTTCGTCGAGTCCCAGGCCTACAAGGGCAAGCAGGGCCCGGTCGGGCCGACCGCACACATCGACGTCGAGCTGAAGACGGTGATGAGCACCACCGCCGGCTTCGCGCCCGAGGTGCTGCGCACCGACCGGGTGGTCGAGTTCGCCACCCGCCCCATCCAGGTCGCCGACATCATCCCCCAGACCGAGACCACCCAGTCGGCCGTGCAGTACATGGAGGAGACCACCTTCACCAACGCCGCCGCGGAGACCGCCGAGGCGGGCGCCTACCAGGAGGCGGCGCTGGCGTTCACCGAGCAGTCGAGCCTGGTCCGCAAGATCGCCGTGTTCCTGCCCGTCACCGACGAGCAGCTCGAGGACGAGCCCCGCATCCGCGGGATCATCGACAACCGCCTGGGCTTCATGGTCCGCCAGCGGCTGGACCTGCAGATCCTGGTCGGCAACGGCACCGCCCCCAACCTCCGCGGCATCCTCAACGTCGTCGGCATCCAGACCCAGGCCAAGGGCACCGACCCCACCCCCGACGCCGTCTACAAGGCGATCGTCAAGGTGGAAGTCACCGGCCAGGCGATGGCCAACGCCGTGGTGTTCCACCCCAACGACTGGCAGGACGTGCGGCTGCTGCGCACCGCCGACGGCATCTACATCTGGGGCAACCCATCGGATGCCGGCCCCGAGCGGATCTGGGGCCTGCGGGTGGTCCGCGCCCAGGCGCTGACGGAGAACACCGGCCTGGTCGGCGACTTCGCCAACTTCTCCGAGCTGACCGTCCGCCGCGGCGTCGACGTGCAGATCAGCAACAGCCACGACGTGTTCTTCGTCAACGGCAAGCAGGCGATCCGCGCCGACATGCGGGTGGCGCTGGTCATCTACCGCCCTGCGGCGTTCGCGACCGTCACCGGCATCTGAGCCGGCCCGGACACGCGGGAGGCGGGATGCACCCGCCTCCCGCTGGAGGCTGTCATGGCGATCACCGCAGCGCGCATCACTGCGTCCACCACGGCGGTGGCGCTGAACGTCGCGGAGACTGACGTGGTATCTGGCGCCACACTGATCGTCCGCAACATCGACGCGACCGATACCGCCGACCTCGGCCCGTCGGGCGTCACGGCGGGCGCTGGATTCCGGCTCGCTCCGGGCGAGTCCGTGACGGTGCCGCTGGCGGCCGGTGAGCAACTCTTCGCCATTCGATCGGCGGCTGCCGATGTCGACCTCGCCGTGCTGCGCATCGGCGTCTAGGAAGGAGCAGCCATGCCCGTGATCTTCGGCGGCAGGGTGATCGCCGGTCAGACCACCAACCCCGGCCTGAAGAACCGCATCTACAAGTCCGAAGGCGTGCCCACCGACACCACTATCGGCTACGACGGGACGCCCGCCAACGGCACCCTCGCCGAGAACGTGCTGACCGGGTTCCTGTACGAGCGCCAGGCGGCCGTCTGGGTCCGGATCGACACGCTCTGATGTGAAAGAGGCAAGCTCTAGCCGCGACCAGAGCTGATGAGAGAGGGACGGACGCCGATGCCAGTCATGGAAGGCACCACCCGACTGAAGACCGCCAGCGCCGAGTACGACTTCGCGGTCGACGCCGGCGCGGCCGGGACAATCACGCTGCGGGCCGCACCCGGCGACCTGCAGGGCAACGACCTGCCCGCCGGCGCGGTCGTCACCAGCGGCTACATCGACGTGGAGACCGCGGTGGCGTCGGCGACCGGCACTGTGGCGCTCACCGCCGAGAGCGCCGGGGACATCTTGGCCGCCACCGGCCAGGCGGGCCTGACCGTCGGCCGCAAGTCGATCGTCCCGGCCGCCAGCGGCGCGACCGCGGTCAAGACGACCGTGCGGCGCAGCCTGACCATGACGATCGCGACTGCGGTCCTGACGGCGGGGAAGTTCCGCGTCGTGCTGTTCTACAAGTAGGAGGCCGCCGATGTTCAAGGTCGACCAGCGTCTCTACCGGACCACGGATGGGAAGCTGGTGGAGGAGGGCGACCCGGCGGCGGCGTTCCTGGCCTACCCGGCGGGAACGGAGCTGTCGGACGAGGAGGCCCGCCGCGAGGGCCTCCTCGTCGAGAGGAAGGCGGCGCCGAAGGCGCAGGCCAAACCTGCGGACAAGGCCGCGCCCAAGCCCGCCGACAAGTAGCCCCCCGAACGGCCTGGGGCGGCGGTCAGGTCGCTGCCAGCCCGCCTGGCTGCCGTCCCGGCCGACCCCACCCATGCCAGGGCCGGACCCGGCGCAGCGTCCGACCTCGGGGTGGGGCCCGGGAGACGAGCGTCCGACGGCGAGACCCCCGGACCCGCCCTGGGCGCTGGCATACCCCGAATCCCTCAAGGAGGAACCTCACCTTGGGTTCTGTGTCCAACCCGACTGGTACGGTCAGCGGCAACAGCCTCACCGGCCTCCAGGATGCCTACGCCGGCAACTTCGGTGGGCTGCTGTGTCCGGCGGGTGGGGTGCAGGCGCAGTGGAACCACGTCGTGCTGCTGTCGGACTGCGCGGGCGCCTGCGCCACCGGGAACCCGTATGTCGCCAACGAGCTGACGATCCGGCTGGCGCTGCTCGGCTGGATTCCGCTGCCGGACTGCGCCCCCGTGTACCCGCCGGCCGCTGACCTGCCGGCCACCTTCACCGTCCCCGACGTGCAGCTCATCACCAGCGACGGCGTCACCCGGACCGTCCGCGCCTACTTCATGAAGGCCAAGGCGGGCGGCGGGCTCGGCAACGACATCGCGGCCACCTCGGGCACCGTCAGCTTTACCCGCATGGACAACGTCCAGTACGAGGGCAGCGCCAGCCTGAGCTTCCCGTCGGGTGGGTCGTTCGCCGGGTCGTTCGTGGCGCCGTGGTGCGGCACCGCCCCGTAGATGGCGCTGTCAGCCGCAAACGCGGTCCAGGCCAAGACCGGCACCGTCGGCGGCGCAGGCCAGCAGACCGTCGACGTCACCCTCGACAACCCGACCTCCGGGTCAGGCGACCACAGCGTGATCGTGGAGATGTACGGCCCGATTGTGTGGCCTGGCATGCCGGACAACTGGCAGTTTGATTGCTTCGCCATCCCAGCCTCGCCGATCCTGTGGACGTTCCGCCGCTCCGGCATCCCGGCCGGCGAGTCCACCTGGCAGTGGACCGACCCGATTGGGGCGCGGGTATGGGCGTGGCGGGTCACCGAGTGGGACATCGTGCTCGACCCGGTGTTCCCCTACGAGACCTACAGCCAGAACTCGGCCAGCGGCGCGTCGGTGTCAACGCTATCGACTGGGACGACCCCGGCGACCACCCGCGGCGAGGTGGTGGCGCTGGCGACCCACCTGACCACCCACCAGGCGTCCGCGCCGGGGATGACGCTGAACTTCTCCGGGCATACCAACGGCTTCACCGAGCGGGACGAGGCCCGGCTGAGCCTGACCAACCAGGAACTCGCCGCGTCCTGGTCATGGGCGTTCGGCACCAGCGCGGGCGCGACCTACGAATGCACCGCCACCGTCAACACCTCAGCCGCCGACGCCGCCGACAGCTATTACGCGCTGCTGGCGGTGTACGCGGCGACCACCACGCCGCTGCTGAACCCCGGCGGCTCGGTCGTGATGGGCTGACCGATGGCGCTCATCCTGGACGTGCTCAGCGAGAACTCCGCCACCGACACAGTCTCGTTCACCGCCGACACGAGCTGGTCGCATCCGGGGGCCGCCTCCGGCGTCAAGGCCGTCGTGGCGCTCATCACCCAGCCGCAGGGGTCGGCCGACGAGGTCGTCGGCATCACCTATGGCGGGATCTCGCTGACCCGGGTGCGGTCGGACGCCCGCACCGTCACCGAGCTGATGCGCACCTACGTCTACTACGGCGACTCGGCCATCCCGCAGGGCACCCAAACGGTCGCGGTGGACGTGAACGCCGCCACCAACAAGCACGGCTTCGTGTTCACCATCCTGGCGGCGGCCGGGAAGAACGTCGTGGTCGACGCCAACAACGGCCAGGATCTCGGGATCATCGCCAACCCATCGATCACGGTCACCCACTCGGGGACGCTGTCGGGCTGGGCGGGGCTGGCGGTGCACTGCTACGGCGGTTCCAGCGTGGTCACCACCGGGCTGCAAACCGGGGAGACCTACCAAGCCGGCCACGACCCGGGCGTGGCGGTCGGGATGGTTTACACCCGCTTCGGCGGCGCCGACGCAGCCTCCTCGACCTACGGGTATACCACGCTGGCCTCTGATGATCAGTTGATCAGCGCGCTGGTCCTGGCGGAAGTCGACCCGCCCGCCGCCGCCGAGGGGTTCCGCCGCCGCCGCGGCCCCAACTACCGCAGATAGGAGCCTGCTGGCATGGCTGTGCTGGTCCACTCGCAGGCCTACACCGTCCCCATCGTCATCACCAACCCCGGGGCGGTCACCAACCTGGTCGTGCATGCCTCGGCGACCAAGCCGCTGGTGGTGGTCCGTGCGCAGATCTCGCTGGCGCAGGCGACCATCCCGTCGGCGGCCAACGCCCGCATCCGCCTGATCGAGAAAACCGCCGCCGGGACCTACACCAGCGTCGCGGCGACCACGTTCAAGCGGCACAACCCGAGCGATGCCGACGCGAGCTTCACCGCCGGGCACACCGCCTCCGGGGAGGGCACCGACGGCGACTTCATCGAATACGGGTGGGGCTCGGCGACGGGCTGGACGTTCGACTGGTCGCCGACCCCGGAGGAATACATCCTGGTCCAGGCGGGCACCGGCAACGGCCTGGCGATGAAGTCCAACGTGGCGCCTCCGGCCGGCAACTACGCGTTCAGCTTCACTGTCCACGAGCTGGGGTAGCCGATGGCCCGCTCGGCCACCTTCCGGCGGGACACGCGGGCGCCGCGGCGGCCGCCGGTCCGGCTGTGGCAGGCCGCCCCGACCGGCCCGACCCTCGTCCAGCAGGTCACGGGCTCCGACGGCAACGTGACCGGCACCAGCCAGGCGTTCACCTCCACCAACGGGAACTGCCTGGTCAACATCGTCGGTCGCAGCTCCGGGTCGACCGGGTCCATCGCCACGATGACCGACACGGCCGGCAACACCTGGACGCGGATCGCCCGCGGCTACCAGTCCGGCGCTGGCAACACCCACATCGAGATCTGGGTCGTCCCGAACGCGCAGAGCCCCGGCACCATCTCCTGGTCCGACACCGTCACCAACTCCTGGAACTGGCACGTCTCAGAGTGGTCGGGCCTGGCCACCACCGGCATCCTCGACCAGGCCAGCCCCGACCCTTCCGGTGAGGCCGCCGCGACCTCGCACACCACCCCGGCGATCACGCCGACGGTGGCGGGTGGGCTGGTCATCGCCGCGATGCAGTGCCCGATCGCGGCGGCGCCGACGACCCAGACCTCCGGCTACACCGACTTGACCGACTGGGACCGCGCCTCAGCGAGCGCCGGGCGGGCCGCCTACCAGGTGTGGGACGGCGGGTCGGAGTCGGTCACCTGGACCACGACCGGGTCGACCGCGGCGGGCCTGGCGATCGTCGCGCTGAAACCCGCAGGGGCGCCATCGGGCACCAATGCCCAGGCCGAGGTCGCAACCGGGGCCGGCGCGGCACTGGACGCCCAGGCTGCGGTCACCGCCAACGCCGACCAGGCGGCCGCCGCTGGTAGCGCGCCCGACGCGACCGCCCATCTCGGTGCAGCCGCCGAGGTGGCGACGGGAGCCGGCCAGGCGCTTAATGCAGGCGTCGCGCTCGCGGCCACCGGCGATGTGGCCACAGCGGCAGGCAGCGCCCCGGACGGCACCGCCAGTCTCGGTGTCAACGCCGATGTCGCTACGGGCGCGGGGACGGCCTACGACGCGACCGTCTCGACGGCGGCTGGCACCAACGCCCAGGCGGAGGCCGCCAGCGGCGCAGGCTCGGCCCCAGACGCCACCGCGAGCCTCGGGGTCCCTGCCGAGGCCGCCAGCGGCGCAGGCTCGGCCCCAGACGCCCAGGGGGGTATCGGAGCTCAGGCGGACGCCGCAAGCGGCGCAGGGGCCGCCCAGGACGCCCTGGCGGCCATCTCTGCGACCGCCGGGCAGGCGGCTGGCACCGGAACCGCCTACGACGCGACGGTATCCACTGCGGTCCGCACCGACGCCCAGGCGGAGGCCGCCACCGGGACCGGCACCGCGCTGGACGCCACCGTGCACGTCGCCGTCGGCGCTGGCGTGGCCACTGGCACCGGTCAGGCGCTGGACGCGGTCGTGCAGGCCGCCCGCGAGGCCCAGGCCGATGTGGCCACCGGCAGCGGCACCGCGCTGGACGCGACCGCGGCGGTGCTGGCCGCCGCCGAGGCCGCGGTCGGAACCGGCCAGGCGCTGGACGCCACCGTCTTCGTGCCGCCACCCGTGCCGCCGCCACGGTGGGTCGAGGGCGCCAGCGAGGCCACCGGGCTGGTCGAGGGGGCACTGGCTGGGGCCGGGATCGTGGAAGGAGGGTCGAGCCTCTAGGCGTCTGGGTCGCCGAACTCCTGGCCTTCCCGCAAGGCTGCCAACGCCTGCTGCGCCTCAGCCATGAACCGCTCCAGCTCGGCGAGGGCCTCAGCCTGCGGGAGCCCTTCGCCGTAGCCGCCAGCGATGTCCCAGCGTTCGCACTGGTGCGGCAGCGAGATGGCCCAGTGCGGCGGGTCAAGCGGGTGCTTGACGTAGCGCATCGTGCCGTACTCGGTCGGCTCCTGCTCTGGACCGAACTCGGCATCAATCCGTTGGACGGCAAATCCGAACGGCTCATCCATGCCGGGAGTGTAGATGCCAGCCGTGCTGATCGCCGAGCGGTTGTGGAACTGCCCCAACTGCACACTACGGGCCAGGACCACCCGCCCGGACGCGCCGATGCCGTTCCACGCCTGCCGGGGCCTCAAAGGGCTGAACGCCCCACTGGTGCCGGCGGGCACGCGCTGCAAGGTCGAGGCGGTCGAGCGCGAGGACTACATCGGCCGGGAGTTGGTCACCACCGACGGCGAGGGCCGGCCGATCATGCGGGTAGAGACAACCAGGAATGATGGCAACGACGTGGCCGTGTTCGCGCCCTGCGCGACCGCGGGTGGCAGCGCGAAAGGAGTGCTGACGTGACGGAAGTCGCGGAGGGTAACGGGGCGGCCTACGACGCCACCGTCCTCACCTCGGCGTCGGTCGAGGAGCTGAAGGCGGAGCTCGCCCGCCGCGGCGAATTCCCGCTGACCGTGCAGCAGCAGCGCGAGCGGTACGCCGATGAGGCCGAGGCCGCCGTCAAGGTCATCGAGGCGAAGCTGGAGGGCATCAAGGAGTCCCTCAAGACCGCCAAGGCCGAGGCCAAGCGCCTGCGCGCCGAGGCCGATGAGGGGGCTGATGGCTGATGGCCTGGACCGCCACCGAGGGCAGCCACATCTTCCGCGAGTGGATGATCGGGCCGATGTGGCAGGGGTCGGGCACCGGCTTCACGGGCCTTGACTCCGACACCGTCAAGGCCGCCCTGTTCAACAACACCGGCACCCCCGACAACGACGCGACCCTGGCCAACAGCGCCTATGGTGTTGGCCAGTGGGTCGTCGGCAACGAGGTCTCCACCGGGTCGGAGTGGGTCGCCGCCGGCCGGGCGCTGGCGTCCAAGACGTTCACCGCCCCGGCGGCCGACACCGTCATGTTCGATGCCGCTGACCTCACCGGCACCGTCAACGTGACCCTGGCCAACGTCTACGGCTGCCTAGTCTACGACGACACCATCACCGGCGGCACCGTCGCCGACCAGGGTGTCTCCTACCACTTCTTCGGTGGGGCTCAGAGCGTGACCGCAGGACTGTTCTCGGTGCTCTGGCACGCCAACGGCCTCAACCGCTACACCCTCTGACCCGTGGCCGGCCAGCAGGCCCTGAAGGGCACCAGCGTCACGGTCACCGAGACGTTCAGCGTCGACGGCGTCCCCACCGACCTTGACTCGGGCGTCCCCACGGTCGTGGCCAAGTACCCCGACGGCAGCGCGCTCACCCCGGCCCCGGTCGCCAGCGGGTCCTGGTCGACCCCCACGCCCCGCACCACCGGGCAGTACCGCATCGTGCTGGACGGCCAGGCCGAGGTCACCTACCTGGACCCGGTCACCTGGACCGGCACCATCGGCGGCAAGACCCAGGTGCTGTACTCGCGGGTCGAGTGGGTCGGTGGGCTGCTGTTCACCCTGTCGGAGCTGCGCGGCCTGAAGGTCGGCAACGGCTATCCGTTCGCCGAGGGCGCGGTGCCGCCGTTCTCCACCCAGCGGCTCATGGACGCCCGCGTCGTCGTCACCGAGGAGTTCCGCACGATCCTGGGGTTCCATCCGGTGCCGAGGTTCTGCCGGGAGACCCGCGATGGTGACGGCCGCGCCAGCGTGGTCCTCACCGACCCGGGCCTGAAGGCCACCAAGCTGCTCTCGGTCACCGTCGACGGGGCCACAAAGACGGTGGCCGACTACACGCTGAAGCCGTCCGGCATCCTGCTGGCCACCAGTAACTACCGCTACAGCGGGTACTTCCCGGACGGCGTTGCCAACGTCACCGTCGAGTACGTCTCCGGCCTAGAGCGGATCGAAGATCGGGAGGGTCGCCACGCCGCGATGGCGTGGGCCGCGAAGTTCCTGGACCCCAGCGGGTTCTCAAGCGCCCAGACCGTCACTACCCCCGACGGCATGTCCTACACCTACGAGCCGTCGGAGACGGGCCGTGGCGGGTTCATGCGCTGGACCGGGATTCGGGACTTGGATAGGTGGCTCAACCGTACTGCGGGTGGCGGGGTGGCGGTCGCGTAGATGGCCGAGGTCACCGTTCCCGGGTTCCTGGTCAACTTCCGCACCCAACTGCTCACCCGCACCGCCCTGGCTGGCGTCCCGATCTACCTCATCGACCGGGGCTCATGGCGCGACAGCGAGGCTATCGTGCTGTCGCGGGTCACGATGACCGGGGCGACCTGGCTCGGGTGGGGCGCCGGGCTGGCCAGCCACGCCACCGTCGAGCCGCTCACCCTGGCCGGCTACGGGTTCGCGCGGGTGCCCGGCAGCACTCCCGAGAACGACCGGGCGGCGCTGGAACGGGTCGGGCTGTTCCTCGGCGAGATCGCTCAGCAGCTCCGCGACGACCCCACCGTTGGCGGCGATCTGTCGCCGACCACCCGTTACCGGCCACCGATCATGGATCAGGCGGTGTGGGGCGCCTGGCCGGGCACCGACAACGAGGTCGCGATCATCCGCGTCCGGGTCGACTTCCGTATTGCATGGCAGGCGATCAGTTAGCCGGGATTGGCCGTGATCCACTCCCGTGCCAGCCGCCACGGGCAGCCGGGGTCGTGCCATGCCAGTTCGTCGCCCTGCTGCCAAGGGGCCTCGCAGAGGGCGCAAGTGCTGACTCCAGAGCCATCGTAGCTGCCGGCCTCATCCTCTGGCGCGTGATGCGCGGCCAGCGCCCGAACGATCTGCTCAGCGTCCATCTGCTGATTGTCGCACGCAAGGAGGAACCAAATGCCCAGCAGGTCGCGCAATCAGGGCGCCAAGGCGGAGGCGGCTGAGGCCGAGGAGGCCGCCAGCGCCGAGCAGTCCGAGCAGCAGATCGAGACCGAGCTGGAGGAGCAGACGGCGACGATCCGCCGGGCTGCCGCCCGCATCGCGGCCCGCGTGCCCGACGAGGAACTCGCCGACCTGCCCGATCTGGAGCTGCTGGAGGAGGCCCGCCGCCGCGGCGTCACCTTCACCCGCTCCGTCACCCGCACCCAGATCATCGACGCCGCCGTGGCCGCGGCCGCCGAGTAGCCAGACAAGGAGCCCCGCATGCCGCTGGACACCACGGTCAAGGTGTCGGTCGACGCCATCCACACCAGCCTCCTGGACTTGGCCACCGCGACCGCGCCGCTGGGGTTCTCCCGCGCGGTCGCGCTGGCGTCGGGGACCGGCGCCAACCAGGCCGACCGGATCTTCCACGACACCCGCACCCTGACCGCCTCCGCCAACGAGGACCTCGACCTCGCCGGGGTGCTCACCGATGCCTTCGGCGCCACCCTCACCTTCGCGCGGATCAAGACGCTGGTCGTGGCCGCCGACGCCGGCAACACCAACAACGTGATCGTCGGCGCCGCCGCCACCAACGCCTTCGTCAACTGGGTCGGCGCCGCCACCCACACCGTCACGGTCCGCCCCGGTGGGCTGCTGCTGGTGGCCGCCTCCGACGCTACCGCCTACGCCGTCACCGCCGGCACCGGCGACCTGCTGCGGATCGCCAACTCCGGCGCCGGTACGAGCGTGACCTACTCGATCGTGCTGATCGGCGCCAGCGCCTAGCCCCCTCACCACCCGAACTACGGGCGCGAGCCCGCCTGCTCCCATGCCTGAAGGAGGGCATCCATGCCAATCGCTGGCAGCGAGGTTCGCGTCGGAGCCAACGGCAACATCTACATCGCCCCGTCGGGCACAGCCGGCCCGGTCAACATGGCCGCCGCGTGGACCGGCTTCACCGACCTGGGCTACGCGACCGAGGACGGCGTGACGATCGGGCGGGCGCTCACCACCGAGCAGGTCCGCGCCTGGCAGTCGATCAGCGCTATCCGCTACCTGGTCACAGAGGTCCAGTTCACCATCAACTTCTCCCTGCTCCAGTGGAACGAGACCTCGCTGCCGCTGTGGCTCGGCGGCGGCACGGTCGTCAACCAGGGCAGTGGCAGCTACAAGTTCTCGGTCTCCTCCGCGCCGACCATCGACGAGCGGGTCCTGGGCGTCCAGTGGATCGACGGGACCATCAACTACCGCGCCGTGATCGGGAGGTGCATGGTAACCGAAAGCGGAGAGAGCAATGTCACTCGTGGCGGCGCTGTCGCATTGCCTTTGACGTTTGGGGCCATGGCGCCGTCCTCCGGCACCGAGCTCGCCTACATCCTCACCGACGACCCCGCCATGGCCTGAGCGGTGGCGATCCTCCGCGTCAATCCCAACCTGGAGGCCGAGCTCACCGGGTCGATCTTCACCCGCGGCCCGCTGGAGCGTGCCCTGGGGGAGATCGCCGACCGGATCGTCGCCGAGGCGCAGGCGATCGGCCGGGCCGAGTTCTACCAGCGCGGCGGCTACGTCCGCGGCATCGTCGCTGAGCATGGCCTGGACGAGCGGGGTGAGCTGGTCGGCCGCGTCAATGCGACGGACTGGAAATCGCACTGGGCTGAGTACGGCTGGCGGTCCCGCACCGGCGGACAGCGCGCCCGCCACGTTCTCACCCGCGCCGCCGAGCGGGCTGGGTTCGCCGTGCTCACCGCTGCCCTGGCAGGCCCCGCTACCGGCGGTGGCCGACGTGGGCTGCCATCGCCGCGGCGGATGGCTGCGATCACCGGGAGGTAGTACATGGCCACACTGGACCTGGACGCCCGGCGGGCCGCCCGCGCGGAGGCGGACCTCGCCCCGCATGAGGTGACGCTGGGCAGCAAGACCTACCGGCTGCGTCCACGGATGCCGCTGGAATTCACGCAGCTCCTCAACGAAGGCAAGCTGGTGGAGGCCGTCCAACTGCTGCTGATCGACCCCCTCGACTGGGCCGAGATGCGGCTCACGTTCCCCGACGATGACGACCTGCTGGCGATCGCCGAGCTGTACGCGGTCGACCTCCCGGAATCGCCGGCCTCGGCTCGTTCATCGACCAACGGTGGGCCGAGCTCGAGGCCGACTTCCAGCGCTTCTACTCCCTCGATCTCGGCCAAGCCTGCTACGGGCCGCAAGCGGTCGGGGTCCGCCGGCTCCACACCCTGATCCAGGGGCTGCCGCGTGCCTCGTTGACGGTCCGCGCAGACCTAGGCGACCGTGCCACCTGGGGCGACACCGAGGAGCTGCTGGCCCGCACCGTCGACCGGCTCGGCGAGGTCGTGGCGCTGCTGCACGCCGCCTGGTTCAAGCCGCCCCACCCGGAGGTCGTCCCAGTGCCGCGGCCGGGCGGTGGCGGGCAGGTGGAGACGACGGAGGTGCCGCGCATGAGCACCGCCGCCGAGATCCGCGCGTTCTTCACCGGCGACGGCACTCGGGTGGTCTACAGCGAGAGCTAGCGCAGCGCCAGGTAGACCCAGATGAACACGGCGATGCCGAGCAGCAGCGGGAGCACCAGCAGCACCAGCGCGCAGCTGGACAGCCCCATGGAGAGGTTCGCCCACCGCTCTGCGCTGCGAGCCTGCCGCCCGATCTCGGCGCGGTGGTCCTGCTGATCGTCCATGTCCGCAAGTATGAACGACAATGAGGGGTGAGGTGTGCCTGGGGTCTCCGCCGGTGACGCCTATCTCTCGATCCACTCCCAACTCGCCGCCGACTTCGGGCGTCGCCTGTCCTCGCAGGTCCAGACCCCAGCGGGCCGTGCCGGCCAGGAGGCTTCCCGCCACTTCGGCCGCCGGTTCGCGCACGGGCTGAAGACCGCCTCGGTCGCCATCGGCGTGGGGCTGGCTGGCGCGACGGTGCTAGCGACCCGGGAGATCGGCAAGGCGGTTGGCCGCGCCTCGGACCTCAACGAGACCCTCTCCAAGAGCGAGCACATCTTCGGCCGCAACGCCAAGGCGATCCAGCAGTGGTCGCGCGGGTCGGTGTCGGCCATGGGGCTGACCCGCAACGAGGCGATCGGCAACGCCGCGGCGTTCGGCGACATGTTCCGCCAGCTCGGCCTCGGGCTGAACCCGGCGACCAAGATGAGCAAGCGGATGGTGGAGCTGTCTGCCGACCTCGCGTCCTTCAACAACGCCGACATCTCCGATGTACTGAATGCCCAGCAGTCGGCGTTCCGCGGCGAGTACGACGCGCTGCAGCGGTTCATCCCCAACATCAACGCCGCCCGTGTCGAGCAGGAGGCGCTGCGGCTTACCCACAAGAAGAGCGCCAAGGACCTGACCGCCGCCGAGAAGGCCCAGGCGATCTACTCGATCATGCTGCGGGACTCCTCGCGGGCGCAGGGTGACTTCGCTCGGACCGCGGGAGCGCAGGCCAACCAGCAGCGGATCGCCAAGGCCAGGCTGGTGGAGATCTCCACCACCATCGGGCAGTTCTTCCTGCCCGGGGTGCTACGGGTCACCCGGGCGATCAACTCGTTCCTGCTGCCGCAACTGCAGGCGCTGGCTGAGAAGCATGGGCCGCGGGTCGAGAAGGTCTTCAGCAGCCTGGCGCGGGTGGTGTCCCGCTCGATCCAGGGGATCGACTTCGAGCGGTTCATCGGCCAGGGCGTCGCCAAGCTGGAGCAGGTCGGCCCGAAGGTTGCCGAGGTCATCGACCGGATCGGCAAGCGTCTGGGGGAGGCGCGCAGCCAGGTCCGCCCTGCCGCCCCGGAGGTCTCGCGGCTGGCGTCGGCGCTGAACCTCGGCGGGGCGGCATTGGACTTCATCGGCGGCCACATGGATCTGGTCGTCAAGGCCCTGCCGGTGCTGGTCGCCGGGTTCCTTGCCTACAAGGTCGCCCAGGCGGCCGGCAACGTCGCGGCGGTGGCGTCGCTGCCGATCCAGGCGGCGCAGGTCGTGTCGAACTTCCTGCTCGCCCGGGCGGTCAAGGCGCACGCGGTGGCGACCAAGGAGGCGACCGGTGCCACGCTGGTGGGCACCGCGATCCAGAAGGGCGCCACCGGGGCGACCCAGGTCGGGACGCTGGCCCTGCTGCGGCAACGTGCTGCCACCATCGCCACCGCAGTCGCGAGCAAGGTCGCCGCGGCAGCGACCAAGGTGTGGGCGGGCGTGCAGTGGCTGCTGAACGCCGCGTTGACCGCCAACCCGATCGGCCTGGTGATCGCCGCCATCGCGCTGCTGGTCGCCGGGATCGTGCTGGCCTACAAGAAGAGCGAGACCTTCCGCCGGATCGTCCATGCGGTGTGGGACGCGGTGAAAGGCAAGGTCGCCACCGCCGTCAACTTCATCATCGGGCTGCTACGCGGCTGGCTGAACTTCCAGTTCGCGATGGTCGCGGGCATCTTGCGGGTGATGGGCAAGCTCCCCGGCCCCATGGGCGCGCCGTTCCGTAAGGCGGAAGAGGCGGTCAAGAAGGCCAAGGAGACGGTCAACACCCAGCTCGACAAGATCCAGGACCGCGTGAACAAGCTGCGCGGCAAGGACATCCCGATCAAGCTGAAGTCCACGTTCACGCCACCGGCGGGCTTCTCGATGCACGACATCGTCGGCGCCCAGCACGGCTGGCGGGTGCCGGGCTATGGCGGCGGCGACCGGTTCCCGGCGCTGCTGGAGGGCGGCGAAGCGGTCGTCCCCAAGGAGAAGGCACGACGGCCCGAGTTCGTCGCCTGGGCGCGCGAGATGGGCATCCCTGGGTTCCAGCGCGGCGGCATCGCTGGCGGCTTCCCGGCCGGGTACATGAACGCGGTCCAACAGAGCATCTTCCGTGTCGCCGATGCGACCGGCCACGCCATCGAACGCCGCTTCAAGCTACTCATCCCCGGCGGCGTCAGTGGCAGCGTCAACCAGATCGCGCAGCTCACTGCGCGGTTGGTCGGTCGCGCCGCCGAATGGATGGCGTGGGCGCGGCGCATCATGTGGGAGTCGGGCGGGAACTGGTCGGCGGTCAACCGCTGGGACTCCAACTGGGCCGCTGGCCACCCAAGTGTCGGTGGTGCCCAGGTGATCCGCGGCACGTTCGCGGCCTACGCTGGCCGGTTCCGGGGCGTCGGCCCGTTCCTGTACGGCGTGTCGATCAATCCGCTGGCCAACAGTTACGCCGGCGCCAATTACGCCGTCCACCGGTACGGATCGCTGCAGGCAGTCGACCCGCGGGTACGACCCCGCGGCTACGACCAGGGCGGGCTGCTGCCGCTGGGCCTGTCGCTGGCCTACAACGGCACCGGCCGGCCCGAGCCGGTCGGCTTCGACTACGACAAGCTCGCTGCGGTACTGCGCGCCAACCCGCCGGTGGTGGAGCTGGACGGCCACCGCCTGTCGCCGCTGATCCGCAAGGGCCAGCGGTCCCTGGTCTACCGCGACGGCCGCTGATGGCGATCCTCACCTCCCCGCAGACCGCGGCGCTGACCCCGACCCTGATCAACCCGGTGACCCCACCGGATGTCAACGACATCTACGTTCCGAGCTCGGGGGCGTGGCTGGGCAACTCCCCCGGCGCCCGCCCGCTCAGCGAGCACGAGGCCGACCTCGGCCGCACCGTCGACATCGCCCACGTCTACCGCAACTTCGCCCACTACGACACCTCAGCGGAGAACTTCCCCGGCACCACCCAGCAGGGCTACATCGACGGCGGCCGGATGCTGCTGTGGAACCTGAAGCCCGCCGACACGACCTGGACGGCGATCAACACCGGCTCCCAAGACACCCGCATCAACGCCATCGCCGACAACATCGTCGAGTGGGAGGCCTCCCACCCCGGCGTCAAGACGTTCATGGCCTTCCACCACGAGCCGGAGGACGACTGCACCGAAGGCGGCGGCAGCTTCGGCACCGCCGCCGCCTACGCCTCGGCGTTCCAGCGGGTCCGCGACCGTTTCGTCGCCCGCGGGGTGACCAGCGTGATCTACATGTGGATCATGACCGGCTACAAGACCCGCCCCAACCTCTGGGGCACCCTGTACCCGGGTGATGACTACGTCGACTGGCTCGGCTACGAGCCCTACCCGATCACCTGCCCCGCGTTCTGCGCCGGCGGCACCAACGACCCGTTCTTCGAGGCCTTCGGGGAGTACCCGGCGCAGGCCGGCGTGGACGACACCGGCAAGTACCGCTTCTACAAGTGGGCCACCGGCGTCGGTGCCGTCGACATCGACGACTCCCAGACCTACACCAAGTCGGGCGCGACCGACAAGCCGATCATGATCGGGGAGTGGTCTCCAAGCGACCATCCGACCTCGCCGACCAACGCGATGGACCCGATCTTCGACGACTGGGGCCTTGCGGTCACCGAGAACCGCTACCCGAACATCAAGGCATGGGTGTACTGGGAATCGGGCGAGTCCGCGTGCTGCACCCACCGGATCAACTCGAGCGCGAGCAACCTGTCGGCGTACGTGGCGGTCACCAGCCTGTCCCAGCTCAACCGGCCACGGCCCTACTGAGGGACGGGGATCACCATCGCAGATTCTAGTGTGGCAATCACATCCGGCTCAGGGACCAGCATCGACACCCGCACCATCGGCAGCGAACACCGCCAAGTCATGGTGCTGGGGGACGAGAGCGCCGCCACCATCGCCGAGGTCGTCGGCCAGGCGCTGGCGGTCCGCCCCGTCCGCTCAGCGACCGGCACGATCACCTCGGTCAACGGGGCCGTCTCAACGACGACGCTGCTATCGGCCAACACCAGCCGCGTGAAGGCGACCTTCTACAACGACTCGACCGCGACGCTGTACCTGGCCCTGGCATCGGGGGCCTCCACGACCGTCTACACGGTGCAGCTCGGTCCCGGCGCCTACTTCGAGACCCCGACCGATGTCGTCTACACGGGGATCATCACCGGGATCTGGTCAGCCGCCGCCGGGGCGTGCCGGATTACGGAGCTGACCTAGCATGCCGCTCGCCCGGCCCGTCGATCACCCGGCCCTGTACGTCCGCAAGACCGCCAACGAGTCGGTGACAAGCTCGGCGGTCCTGCAGAACGACGACCACCTGCTGCTCCAGGTCGCCGCCAACGCGACCTACCTGCTGGAACTCTGGCTGATCTACGACGGTGCCACCACCGGCGACATCCAGATCGGCTTCACGTTCCCCGCCGGCGCGACCATCGACTGGACCCCCGGCGGCATCACCACCAGCGCGGCGGCGCAGTCGGCATCGATCAAGATGGCCCATGTGGCCACCGGCGCCGGGGAGGGCGTCGGCGCGATCGGGACCGGGGCCGGCAACCGGGTCGTGGCCCACGCCACCGGCATCCTCCAGGTCGGTTCCACCGCCGGGACCTTGCAGCTCCAGTGGGCCCAGTTGGCGTCGGACGCGACCGCCACCACCGTCCTGGCCAGTAGCTGGATGCGGTTGCAGCGGGTGGTCTGACCGATGGGCCTGCTGCTGCTGTTCGGTGGCGAGGCCGCTGCTGCCGGCGGCGAGGACGTCTCCACCCTGGCTGTCTTCGACGGCGTCCACCAGCCCCGCCCGATCGTGCTGATGGCCGTCGGCGGTGAGACCGAGCTCACCCCGACCACTTACCAGATCGGCGTCGGCCCGGGGATCGGCACCGGCTCCATCGGCGGCACGACCTGGCTGGACATCACCCACGACGTCGATGCCATCTCCATCACCGGGCCGGAGCTGGACGAGATCGAATCGACCTCCTCCGGTACCTGCACGCTGCTGGTGAGCAACGAAACCGGCGACTACGACCCGGAGAACCTCGCCAGCCCCACCCTGCCCGACCTGGACGTGGCGATCTGGGTCCGCGCCGAATGGCAGGGCGTCTACACCACCCGCTTCCTCGGGGTCCTGGACGCGATCGTCCCCGACGACGCCCCGCCGCGCCCGTCGGTCACCTTCCGCTGCGTCGACGGGTTGGCGCAGCTCGGCCGCACTCAACTCGCCGCCCTCAGCGTCCCGGACTTCGATGCCGACACCACCGGCGGGCGCGTCAACCGCATCTGTGACGCGGCGCTGTGGCCCTCCAGCAAACGCGCCGTCGACCTTGGCCGGTCGCGGCTTGGCCGCACCACCCTGGGCGCCTCGGCGCTGCAACTGCTCGCCAAGGTCGCGGCCACCGAGTTCGGCTACTTGTATCTCGACCACCACACCGGCGGCATCCTGACCTTCGCCGCGCGCTACAAGACCACCACCGCGACCCGCTCGACCACGGTGCAGGCCACCATCACCGACGCCGGCGGCATGAACGCCCTGGAGCGCTCCAAGGACCGGGAGCGGCTGTTCAACGACATCCACGTCACCCGCGACCCCAACCCGTCGGAGCCGGTCACCTCCGAGAGTCTCGCGGGACCCGACGACGAACCGGTCGAGCAGGTCGCCTTCGACCAGACCAGCGTCAACACCTACGGGTTGCTGTCCTTCCCGGGCGAGGCGTTCCCGCTGGCCAGATCAGACAGCGAGGCGCTGGCGGCGGCGCAGTGGCTCGCCCCCCGTTACGCCGTCCCGCAGACCCGCATCACCACCGTCGGCGTGCAGGGCGTCGGGCACAATCAGTGGACTGAGCTGCTGGGCCTGCGGCTGCTGGACCGCATCCGGGTGCAGCGCACCGCTGTCGCCGTCCCCCTGGACCGCCAGCTCATCGTTCAGCAGATCAGCGAGGAGATCAGCCGCATCCAGCGGTCGTGGGACTTCACGCTGGCGACCGAGGCCCCGCAGGCGGCGGAGCCGGCCAGCGTCTATAAGGTCGGGCTCGGACCCGGTCTTGGCACCGGCTCAATCGGCTGGTGACTGCCTGACGCGGCGTTGCGCCTTATTACCTCACTTGCGACTATCCCAATTGGGGGTTCTGAGTGCCTGGGTACAGAACGTGGGCAACGGGGGATGTGCCCAGTGCGTCCGATTGGAATGAATTGCACAGCGACCCGCTGCAAGGCGACGTCGCCACCGCGCAATCCACTACCTCCACCACCTACACCGATCTGACCACGTCGGGTCCGTCGGTGACCAAGTCGCTGGTGGCGGGTCAGAAGGTGGTGGTGCTGCACTCCGCGCAGATGTCGCACTCGGCCGGCGGCGGCGCGGCGGCGGCGATGAGCTTCGCGGTGTCGGGGGCCTCGACGCTGGCGGCGGCCGACACCAACCGGTGCACGTCGTCGTCGACCAGCGAGATCACCACCAGCCGCTCCACGGTGTTCACCGCCACCGCGACCGGATCGCATACGTTTACAGCAAAGTACCGTTCGGTCTCTTCGGGAACGTCGACCTTTACGGACAGAAGGATAGTCATTAAGCCGTTTTGAGGCCGAGATGGGACTGAACCTCTTGCGCGCTGCCCGCGCGGCCCGCCGCCTAGCCGGCCGGGCGGCCCGCCGCCTGGGCCGCCGCGGCGCCGCCCTCGGCTGGTTCGCAACTCTCGACCTGGCGTTCGCGCAGAGCCTCGCCGACCCGGTCCAGCAGGCCCAGCTCCGCGCCGCGCCGTCCTACCGGGTCATCCTGTACGTCGACCCGATGGTCTGGGCGGCGGCGTGGCTGGCGGTCGGCCTGCTGTGTCTGGTGCAGGCGTGGATGCGGGACGACCGCTGGGCGTTCGCGGCCCAGATCAGCCTACTGTGGGTGTGGGCGACACTCACGATCCTGGCGATCGGGCCGCAGGCGCCCCGGGCGATCATCGGCGGCCTCATCTGGGCGACCTTCGGCGGGTTCGTCCTCGTGATCGCAGGATGGCCGGAGGCACCGCAGCCGGAAGCGCCGAGATCGGGAGATGGATGATGTGGCATCTTGGATGCCTGGGGTCCTGGTCGCGCTGATCGGCATTCTCCCGGGCATGCTTGTCTGGCGGCAGGCCTCCCAGGCCCGCGAGGAGAGCGCCAGAACCGCGCGGTACGCGCAGGGCCTGGACGCCCGCAAGGCCGACCAGCTCGCCTTCGACTCGGCCAGATCGATCTACGAGGCCGCCCTGGCTGAATCGCGTCGGCAGCTCGCGCAGCGGCTGGAGCAGATCCTGCTGCTCGAGCGCGACCTGGCGCGCCTACGCCGCCGCGTCGACGCACTGGAGCGGGCGATGCGGGCCGCCGGGGTGCCGGTGCCGCCTGAGGAGGCGGAGGCGCCGTGACGAAAGCGGCCGTCTGCATCGCCTGCATGGATATCGTCTCGCCGCGCCGCGCCTGGCGGACTGACCGATCTTGGCGCTGGTGCGAATGCGACCACACCGGCGTCCGCTGGCGCGATGGCGACCGCGGGCTATTGGAGGTCACGTCGCTGCACGGCCCGGACGGCGTCCGCGTCCTCGGCCTCAACAACCTGTTCCTGCTGGAGGCCCTGCGGACCTCCGGCGAGGGCAATGACGGCTGGCGCGCCTGGCATGAGGCCACCTGCGAGCAGGTCGAGCCGCACTACCTGTTCCACAAGGACAAGCGCAACTGCTGGGCGCTCATCGTCCGGGTCGGTGCCAGCGGGGACGTGACGTTCATCGAATACCCGGATGCCAAGGCAGAGCCATGAGCGCCCGACCCCGCGACCCGCCCGCCTACCTATGGATCCCGGCGGCGCTGCTGCTGGTGGGGGTGTCGGCGGTAGTCGCCTCGCAGGGGCCGAGCACCGACGGGTGGATCCCGACCACGTTGACGGCTCCCACGATGGTTCCGAGCTCGGCGGCCACCACCGGCGCCACCACCGGCACGACCGGGGCGGGTGGCCCGACGACGACGGCGGGGGGCGTTCCCGGGCCGCCCGGGCCGGCGGGGGAGCCTGGGGCACCGGGGCCGCCGGGCCCGCCCGGGCCGACCGTCACGGTGCCGCTGCCGGGGCCGACGGCGCCGCCGACCACGGTCGAGCTGACCACGACGGTCACGCTGGCGCCGACCAGCCGGCCCTGCATCACGCCGCCGTCGGTGCCACACCCGTCGAGCACCCAGCGGCCCTGCCTGCCGCGTTAGCCCTTGGCCATCCGCCAGGCGTCTTGGCGGGGGATGCCGATTGCCTCGCCGACCTTCTCCCACGAGCCGAGCTTGGTGTGGAGCTGGCGGAGGGCCTCGGCGCGGATGTCGCGGCAGATGAGGATGCCCTGCCGGGCGGCTGCCTCCCTGATCAGGGGGTCGGGGTCGAACAGCCGCTCAGCGAGGATGCGCCGGTCGGGGGTCATCGCGTGAGGTAGTCGAACTCGATCTCGTCCATCAGGCCACGCATGTATGCCTCCTCGGCGGCCTGGGCCGTGATCCAGAACGGGTTAGTGTCCGGCCCCATGCGGTCGGCGATGACCTGATACCCGAGGCTGTCTCGGTCGCGGGCGGCGGCGAGCACGTCGCTATCCTCTAGGGCGCGGATGAACAGGATGCCGGCCTTGGCGTCGGGAGAGTGGAACCTGAACTCGTCGGCGGCCATGGTCAGTCCTCCGGGATGGTGACGGTGCCGAGCCGGTCGGAGTGGTAGGTGGGGGTCGGCTGAGTCTTCGCTGAAGACTCGCTGGAGATTCGCTGAAGGCGGCGACGCTTGGCCCGCTTATGAGCGGCGGCGCTGCGGCGTGCATCCTGCATCGTTGGGTGGTGGCTGCTGCGCCAGTCGTGGCGCTCGCAGCGGGCGAGGAATCCATCGGCGTTGCGGGTCACGGTGGGGAGACACGTTGGCCCGAGGGTCTGCTTGCTCATCTGTTGCCTTCCTGCTCGGTTCCTGCTGACAACCCCACTGTAACCCACCCGGTTACATCTGTCAACACTCTGGTGACAAGATGAGCGACTACACCCCGACCGACCGGCCACCCCTCGGCCCACAGCAGGGCTGGGACGCCCGGACCTGCCAGCGTGCCATCGGCGAGTGGTCACAGCTCTGCGGCAAGCCCGGCGCCTGGCACATCATCTGGGACGCCACCTGCGAGAACGCCGTCGCCTGCGACCGCCACGCCACCGAGGCGCTGGAACCTTGGCACGCGCTCCAGGTGCATCCGCTGCGGCCCGACTGCACCATGCCCGGGTCAGAATGGGTGCCCGAGGAGCGCCGCTGCGTGTTCCCGACCGACCCCGCCGAGGCCCCGGCCGAGCTGGTCGCGGTGCACGCCTAATGGCCCTGCTCGACTTCACCAGCTCGCCCCACGGTGGCCGGCTGCGCCTGCTGCCCGAGAACCAGACCGAGCCAGCCATCGTCCCGCGGGTGCTGATCTACCACTCGATCGTCGGGTCGGCCGAGGGTGCCTACCTCATGTTCCGCGACCGGTCCAACCTGGAGTCCCACTTCATCGTCGCCCAGGACGGCGAGATCTGGCAGCTCGTCGACACCACCCGGCAGGCCGACGCCAACCTCGACGCCAACGCCTTCGCGATCTCGGTGGAGACCGAAGACCGCGGCGACCCCGACAGCCAGCCATGGACCGACGCGCAACTGGACTCGCTGGCGTGGATCGCCTGGCGGATCAACCGGCTGCACGCCGTCCCGCTGCGGCGCTGCCCCGCCTGGGACTCGGCCGGGATCGGCTACCACACCCTGTTCGGCAGCCCCAGCCACTGGACCCCGGTCGCCAAATCATGCCCGGGCCGGGTCCGCATCCGCCAGTTCGACGAGGTCCTGCTGCCCCGGATCGTGGCAGGCGAGGAGGCTGACATGGCCCTATCCGACGAGCAGGCCCGGCAGCTCGAGGCCATCTACAAGGGCCTCATCGTGCCCGGCACCACCACACCCGACCAGACCGTCGACCTGCTGTTCGCCCGCGTGCGGACCATCGAGGCGGCCGTCCAACCCACCGCCGACGAACTCGTGCAGCTCCGGGCCAAGGTCGACGCGCTCAAGGCGGCCGTCGACGGGTTGGCGCTCGGCCGGCTCGAGGGCGACCTGGACGTGACCGGCCTGCTGCACTTCGAGGCGGCCCCGCCGCCGCCGGTCGCCGACGTGGAACTCCCCTAATGGACGAGAACGACCTGCCCGACGAGGAGGTCCGCCGCATGTGGAACCAAGGCGACCCGGTGCGGCTCGCCGGGCCGGAAGGCTGGACCCGCCTGCTGCTCGGCAACCTCACCGGCGCGACGACTTGGTGTGCCCGCTGCAAAGCCCACACCGACCACAATGGTGCTTGGTGCGACAAGTACCTGAAGGCGGGCTGATGGCCACCCGCGTCCAGGTCGAAGCCGGCTGGGTCCAAGCCGGCGAGGTCGTCCACTGCGACATCTGCGGCCGCCGTGTGTGGTGTTGGGAGCTTCACCATCTCGTCCCGGTCGCGTGGGGCGGGGACGACTCCCGCAAGGACACCGACCATCAGGTCATCTGGGTCCGCGCCGATGGAGACTGCCACGCGGTCATCCACATGATTCTCGACAAGGCCAAGGCCGCCGGCGGCTGGCCGGTGCAGTGGCTGGCCCAGAGCGAGATCCCGCACCTGGTCGTCATGGCCGCGCTGCGCGGCTGGAACGCCTGGAAGCAGATGACGTTTGGGGAACCCTCAACAGGAGGCACGATCCCGTGATCCGAATCCGCTGGCAGCGTTGGCACGAAGGCGTGGAGTGCACCGGCCCCTCCAATGCGAACGGCAGAATCCGCTGGGGTGCGCCATGAGGATCGCCCGAGCCCGCAAGGCCGTCGCGGCTGCCCTCGGCATGGCCGTGACCCTGGTCCTGCTCGTGCCGCAGGAGAGCATCCCGGAACGGTGGCGACCCTACGCCGGCTTGGTCCTGGCGCTCGGGACCGTGTTCGGAGTCTGGGGCGTCCGGAACCAGCCGCCCAAGACGGTGGCGCCGACGCTGTTCGCCCGCCGGCCACTCAAGGATGCCGAGCCGCCACCACGACCGCGGGAGTAGTCCCTCTGACCTGCTAAAATAGGTAAGTAGCGGCCCCGGCGTGTTGTGAGCACCCGGGGCCAGGATGACACCTCAACTCGGGAGGCAAGGTGCCACCATGGCGAAGCGTACCGCCGAGGAACGGTTCTGGGAGAAGGTCAATCAGGACGGGCCGATCCCCAATCATCGCCCGGAGCTGGGGCCATGCTGGCTTTGGACCGGCAACAAGACGCGGCAAAGCTACGGCAGGTTCCACGTTTCACGCGGGAAGCAGCAGGTTGCACACCGCTGGTGCTATGAGCAGACACTCGGAGCCGTCCCGGATGGACTGCAACTTGACCATCTGTGCCGCGTGACATCCTGCGTCCGGCCATCCCACCTTGAACCAGTGACATGCCGCGAGAACCTGCTCCGTGGCAATACATTCCAAGCTCGCAACGCGCGCAAGACGCACTGCCCGAACGGGCATCCCTACGACCTTCTCAATACGCGATGGCGCCCCGATGGCAAGGGACGCGAATGCCGTCAATGCGGGAAGGATCGGCACAAGCAAGCGCCTCCGAGGTAGCGCCTTGCTATAGGCTCCGACCAGCGAGTCGCGGACCCAGGATCGATGCCAGCGGCCCCAGGCCCGAACTCGGCCCCCTCAGCAGGGGACCGGAGGCCCTTCGGCAAGGCCACCGCGCCCCTCAGCTTCGGCTGGGGGGTGCTTCTTCGTTGCTGGTCAAGGCTTCGGCCAGCCAGCAGCCGGGTTCGTGGCCCCGGGCCTTATGCTCGCCGCATGCAGAACACCGGTTGCGGCCATCGCCCCATTCCAGGCGGGCGAGCAGGTCGCGCAGCCGGCCGACCTCGCGGCCCCGCTTGTCGGCTAGGTCCACCAGCAGCGGCACGTCTCGGCTGGCAAGGTCGGCCCAGTATTCCGCGCGGTGCAGGCCATCGGTGAACCACCGCGCCCTGATCGCGGCCAGCAGGTCGGGGTCGCGGGGCGGGTCGGTCATGGCCCCAGCTCCGGGAATCGCTCGTCAGGGAACTCATCGAGATTCGCAAGCTTCAGTTGCCAGATGCCATCGCTGATGACATGGAAGCCGAAGTCGTGGTCGAACAGCACCTTCGGTTCGCCACCGAGGATGCGGCGCCAGCCATCCATCATGTACCACAGGAACACGTCTCGGGCGCTATAGCCCTTCAAGTGCTCAGGAACGGGCCACGTCGACCGGTCGGGTGGTCGCTGATGGCCTGCGTGCTGCTGCTCAGCTTCTTCCTGCTCAGCGCGTCGGGCGGCGGCACGTTCGGCCATCCGCGCCTCCCAGCCGTCCGCGGGATCGGGGGGCGGGTCGGGGGCCGGCGCGGGACGCGAGGCGGGCGGGTCAGCGCTCGACATACTCCGCCACCATCCTGGTCAGCGTGTCAGCGCAGGCCTTCGGATCGTGCGTCTGCCGGTAGCGCCGCGCTGGTGGATACCGCTCGGACAGGTCGAGCAGTAGCTCCCGAGGATCGGCGCCACAGCCGACACACTCGCGCCGCTGCTCAGGGTCGGCTGCATCGGCGTCGTCGAGCGCAGTTGCGCCGTCCCGGGCGATGCACGGCGTCATCCATGTCTTGGCGCGCGGGCAGTCAATCGCGGCTCGGATCGCCACTGCCGGCGCGGGACGCGAGGCGGGTGGGTCGGTCACAGCCAGCGCCGAAGTCGGGAGGGCAGCGATGCCCTGATGGCTCGACCTACGTCGCGGGTCGCCTCGCCGAGTTCGACCCATTCCCGGATCGGCTCGCTGCGCCGCACGATCCAGCCGCGTCGGATGGCGACCTGGGTGCCGAGCCATAGCAGCCCAGTCACCAGCAGTGCTGCTACGCAGAACAGCGCCGTGCGGATGACGACCTGCCCGACAGTCAGGTCCATCAGCGCCACGACCCGGCCAGGGCATGCCAGTCGCAGCCAGCTCCCGCATCGTTCATGGCGTCATCCTACTCGGCGGGGGAAGGGTCCGACATGCGACAGGTTAACGTAATGAGGATTATCAACCATTCGCGGAGAGTGGCCGGAGTAGCATGTTACGCCACCCTGCGGTGACGCCGAAGCGTCCGCCGTTCCCGTTCGGACAGGCCTCCCCAAGTACCCCAGACCTCGCCGTGGTCGAGCGCCCAGTCCAGGCATTCGGTCATCACCGGGCATCGCTCGCACAGCCGCTCGGCGATCTCGGTCAGCCCGCCGGCCTCCGGGTAGAAGGCGTTGGTGTCGGCGTCGCGGCACTCGGCGCGCTCCCACCAGGTCACGGGTGCCCCTTGCTGTCCTGGCCAGACACGGCAGCTCGGCGTCGGCGGCGGTCGTCCCACCACCCGAGCAGCGGCAGCACGACGGCGACCAGCCCGGCCAGCAGACACAGCGCGGCGGTCATCGCCGACGCCGCCGCCGTCGGGTTCCCCCGCCGCGCTCTGGGCGCACAAACGATCGGGCGATGGCCATGCCGAGCACGAACGCGACGGCCAGACTGACGTAGTAGCTGGACTCAGCGAGGACGACATTGGAGGCCAGCATCAGGACCGGTCCCTGCCTGATCGTCTCGGCGGCGCGACCGGTGGACGGATCAGCTTCCCGTGCCGGGACTTGCCATCGGTGGCGTAGGCGGCCCAGAGCAGCTCGCCTTCGCTCATGTAGTCCATCAGGAACCTCCGTAGCGGCGGGCCCATGCCTTCACCGTGGTGACATAGCCCCAGTCGTGGTTGTAGCCGTAGATGGCGCGGTCGAGGTTGCGGTGGGCGCCGTGGCCGACGAGGTAGCGCGCCGCTGCGGGGATGGCATCCTCTGGCCGGTAGGGGCTGCCGCGGCCGTACCGCGCCCAGGAGTTCCCCGCCTTGCTGCCAGGGATGCAGCCGATCTGCATGGGCCCGCACGCCCCGGCGGAGTTCGAGCCCGACCGCACCCCGGGCAGCCGGGAGCGGCCGTGGTTGGACTCAATCTTGCCGATGCCGGCCAGCACCGTAGGGGGCACCCCATACCGGCGGCCGGCGCTGGCGTACAGCCGCCCGTAGCTCGCCGGGATGTCCGCGTGCCCGAGCCCACCACCAGGCGGCGTGCCGAGCTGCGGCAGGCCAGGAAGCTGCAGGCTACCGAGCATGCCAGCCAGGGCGGTGCCGGCCTGGACCTTGGGGAGCTCTGCGCCGCCGCCCTTGGCGAGCAGGGCCGCGACGGCGGCGATGACGACCATGACGCCGAGGGTGCTCGGCGGTCGTTGCTGGCTGGGCTGGCACACCGCTAACTGCCGTTCCCGAAGAACAGCGTCAACAGCCACTTGCCGACGTCGCCGACGGTGGTGACCGCGCCGGCGGTCATCGTCTCGGTCGAGGTCGACGCGCCCGCGGTCACGTCGGCGGCCATCGCCTTGGTCCCCCGATACTGCGCCAGCGCCATGCCCAGCATCAGCACCACCGGGACCACACCGACCAGCAGCCGCACTGCGGCTTGGTTGGTGCGGTGCCAGTAGCAGGTCGCTACCAGGACCGACAGGCAGCCGAGCATCAGCGATACCGGGCCGCGCTGGTCGCGGGCGAGATAGGCCGCCATCATGCCGCCGGCGACGATGAGTGCGGTGGTGCGGTAGTCCTTGCCGGACCGCTTATGCCTGGTGCGGCTGGAGCCGTCCAGCATGGGCAGCCCTATTGCCGGCCCGTGCCGGCCGGGGCGATGCTGAGTCCGCATCGTTGGTGCCTCAACTTTCGATGCTGGCGGGCCGGGGCCACGATCCCTGGCCCGCCGTCACTGTGGAGTCATGTTCCTCGCGCGCTGCGCGGTGAGGGTCAGGTCATCCGACCACCCCCGCCGCGTATAAAGAACGCGCGCGCGCGCCCGTCCCCGAGCACCCGCCCGCCCCCGCCCGCATAGCCGGGCCGCAAGCGGCATCCTCTCTCGCCGGGGGAGCGCCTCATGATCCACTCCCCTGCCGGTGCGACGCCCGGTTAGCTGCTCGGCGGGCCTCCTTGGCGGCGCGTGCCGCCTCAGTGCGCCGCTCCCGATCCTCGGCATTCGCCGCCTTGTTGGCGCGCCGGCGCGCTCGGCGCATGGCGCGCGCCGTCACTGTGGCGCGCTCCCGGTTCAACAGGTGCGCCGCCTGGTCAATGCGCCGCTGCGCCGCACGCCGCGCCACCCACCCCCCCATCACTGCGCCGACGAGTGCGCCGCCAGCCAGGCGCGGGTCGAGTGCGCCGAGTGCGCCGAGGATGGCGGCGCACCACAGCGCCGCGCTCCACCAGCGCGCCGGCGGCTCAGCCTCCAGCTCCTCCTCGTCATGCTCGATCAGTGTCGGCTCGGGCTCCGGGTCGACGGTGCGCCGGCTCCCCCACCAGCGGCGCAGCCGACCCCAGCCGGCAGCGTGCCAGCCCGGGTCGGGACGCTCGCGCCGAGTCACTGCGCCGGGATCTCCTCATGCGGCGCGGTGCCGTTGTCGCGGATGCGCTGCAACTCACGACGCACCATTGCGCGAGGCAGATCGATGCCGCGTGCGCCGAGGCCCGCCATCACCTTGCGCTCTCCCCCACCGGCGGCGAGCTCGGCGATGGCGGCGCGGTGCGCCGGCTCCAGCGCGCCGCCCGGCGGCGCAGGCTTGACGGCCCGCGCCGGAGGCGAGGGAGGGCGCACCTCCGGCGCGGGCACGGTGGCGGCCGGGGCTGCCTCCCGGAAAGCCCCGGCCGTACGCCTCGGCAGTTCAAGGACGATGATGGCCAGGGCCAGCACGACCGGCGGGACCGCGCGGGCCAGCTCGGTCGGCGGCGTCCAGACCTGGAACCCGACCGATCCCGCGAACGCCAGTATCAGCATCGTCCAGGCGCGCGGGTCGCGGCGGTCGGCGCGGACACCGAGGATGCCGGCGGCAGCGGCTGCGTCGATCACCAGCGCCCAGAGTGCGGCCAGCCAGGTGCGGGGCATGATCGCCTGGGTCGGGATGACGCCGGACTCCAGCGCATGCGCGCGGAGTGCGTCGAAGCTCAGCACCGCCGCCGCGGCGGCGAGGAACACGACCAGCCAGCGCCGCACGATACCCTCCCCTCTCCTTGACTGAGCTGTTACTATGCACAGACTAGGAAGTATCCGTCAAGCATCATAGACCGAAAGAGGGATTCCACCCTTGACCAGTCCCCTGGCGACGCCGACTATCCCTGATAAGGGATATCCAAGCGTCGCCAGGGAGGCGGGCCATGCGAGAACTCAGCGGGTGCAGTGCCGACAACTGCCCGGGGATCTGGGTCAAGGACGAGACCGACGAAATCGTGGTACGCGGCCAGGTCGTGGCGGGGCTACCGCTGAGCGACGGCGAGCAGACCGTCAAGATCCCGGCCGGGATGCTGGCCGAGGCCGCCGAGAGGCTGCGCCAGGGGTGAGCTTCTTCGATCGGTTCGAGCGGTCGGCGTGGCGGCTGGAGACGCGCGCCTTCTACGGGCCTGACCGGCTGGAATTCCAGCGGTTCCAGCAGGGCCACCCGCCGACCGCGCGCCAAGGCGAGCAGCGCCAGCAGTGGCTCGAGCAGGTCGCCGCCGCGACCCAGGCGGGCCGCAGCATCGGCCGCGTCCTGGTCGTCACGCCGCCACTCGTGCCCTACCTGCGCTGGCGGGTCGAAATTGGCCCTGCCCACCTGGCGGCCGGCGAGGACATCCGCATCGCCGACCGCACCCAGCACCCGGCGTTAGCCCACCTCGCGACCGATTTCTGGCTGTTCGACCATGCGCGTGTGTGGGCGCTGGACTACAGCCCAGACGGGGAGTTCCTCGGTGGCCGCGACGTGATCGATCCCGCCGCAGTCCAGCAGTACCGCTGGCAGCGCGATCTAGCCATGGCGTGCTCAGTGCCGCTCCAGGAGTTCCTGCTGCCGGCATGAGCCCCTTCGCCGAGGCCTCGGAGCGCCGCCGCCAACTCGGGCGGGCGCTCCGGGACCTCCGCGACGCCGCCGGCCTCACCAGCATCCAGCTTGCCGAGCGGGTCGGGGTCGCGCAGTCCACCGTCAGCCGCTGGGAAAACGGCCGGCAGCTCCCGTCGCCGGAACAGATCGACCGCTGGGCGGCCGCCACCGGCGCCACCACCCAGCAGCGCGTCGGGCTCGACGCGCTGGCCGAGGTGGCCGCGACCGAGGCGGTGTCCTGGAGGGGCCGGCCCGAGCGGCTGGCGGCGCTGCAGCAGGAGGTCGCCGGCCTGGAGGAGTCAGCCGCCTTGAACCGCAGCTACTACCCGGTGCTGGTTCACGGGCTGCTCCAGGTCCCCGACTATGCCCGCGCGGTCTACCGGGCCCGCGCCAAGCTGGACGGGCAGAGCGATGCCGAGGTCGCCGAGGCGGTGGCGGCCCGGGTCGCCAGGCAGACGCTGCTGTACCGGCCTGGCCGTCGGTTCGAGTTTCTGATGACTGAGGCAGGGCTGCGCTGGCGGTTCGTGCCCCGCGAGGTCATGGCCGCCCAGCTCGACCGGCTCGCCCAGGCCGCCAGGATGCCCAACGTGCTGCTCGGCATCCTCCCCTTGGAGATCGAGGAGCCGGTGTGGGCGTGGCAGGGCTTCTCGGCGTTCCTGGAGCGCGCCGATGACGCCGATGACCTCGTGCTGGTCGAGACGCTGACGGCCGGACTCACTGTCCGCAACCTCGCTGACGTCGCCCGCTACGGGCAGGCGTTCAAGGCGCTACTCGACCTGGCCGCCGTCGGCCCCGACGCCCTCGCCATCCTCGACCGGCTCGCCGCCGACCTGCGAGGCTAGTCCCGCCTCCTGCTCAGCCGCGGTGACAATGTGTCCGCATTCCAGGCAGGTGAGTCCGTCATCTGTCCAGGCGGCCTCGGGGTCCGGCGTGCCGCATGCCGGGCACTCCCGCATGCCCGCTCGCTTCATGAGTGTTCCTCATCGACCTGCGCTGAGGCGTGCTCGACCTCGGGGCGTTCGCACAGCCGCAGCCGCAGCGGATCCCAGTGGATGCAGATCACTTGGCCGTTGCTGTACTCCCACGGCTCGAACTCGTGCTCGATCAGGGAAGGCGCCGCCGCCCGCCCGGGGGGCCGAGGTGGGTCGGCGGCACCGCTTGGGCCGGCCATGCCGGTGGCGAGCAGGACGACCAGGGCGCGCCTCATGGTCGCGGCCTCGATTCGACCAGGCCCCTGCCCTGCGCCATCCACCGCCACAGCTCGTCGGCGGCCTCGTCCTCGGTCATGCCGTCGCGGACGAACTGCTCCAGCAGCTCGTTGTCCGCCTTGACCTGCCGCTCGGACTCCTCGCGTTCCCAGTCGAGCAGGGCCTGCCGGTCGACCGAATAGATGAGGTCGTGCTCGGCCTTGGTGTGCATGACACCGCGGCGGCAGTAGCGGCAGGTCCGCTCGGCCGGCTGGTGTGTCCAGCCGTGGTTGTCCGGCTCCCAATTGCCCCGCATCTCGGTCATGGCCGAGCCAACTTCCTGACCCTCAGTGCGGCAACAGCCGCCCGATTGCATGCTCGACAGCTCCTCTTGCCGCGGTACCGATAGGTGTTGGCCTCGTCATAGGGGTGGCCCTTTGGGCAGTGGGTCTTGCGGGCACCGATGGCGGCTGGACTCTCGCCACGCAGCACGTTCTCGCGCATGGTCACCGGCTCAAGATGCGCTGGCCCGAACCAATCAGGGATCGCCTTGACGCAGAGGAGAGAGGTGCAGCCGCGCGCCTTCACATGGTCGAGCGTCAGGCCCTCGGGGATTGGGCCGACCGCCAAGGTGTAGGCGAGGCGATGCGCACTCAACCGACGCCCGTTCCACCACTGCGTGCCATAGCCATAGCGGTTGACGAGTCCGTGCCAGATCCAGCATCCCTCTGTCAGCTCCACTAGATCCCAGAACTGGCGCTCTTGGTCACTCAGTCGCAGTTGAGTCATCGGCCACCCGCCTCGGCGGCCCGTTCCCGTTTGATCCGGGTCAGCCAGGTCGCGCAGGTCGCATGGTGGTCGACGTAGACCGGCACGACCCGGGAGCGGACGTCGGGCCAGCTATCGCCGCGACCGCTGAGCACCAGTGTGTCCTCGGCGTTGACCATCACCACGCCGTTGACCGGCTTGGGGTTGAGCACCTGCTTGCGGCCAGCGATGGTGGTGACCTCGATGATCGGCTCGCCGCAGCCGCCGTCGGGCCTGGTGCAGGGTCGCGGGGTCATGGTCACGTGCTCCTGGTCGGATCGGGGCGCGGGACGCGCGGGTCGATGTCGCCGGCCAGGGCCGCCAGGTACGCCGTGATAGCGATGCGGAGGCCGTCGCGGGTGCCGAGCCGCATGACGCCGGACAGCTGGCCGTCGCGCTCGTAGATCACGAAGCCGTTGCGTGGCCCCAGCGTGCTGATGCGGTTGTCGCGGAAGTCGACCAGCGCGTCCTCAACGGCCAGGTGCGCCGCCGTCAAGGCAACCTCGTCGAGCTCGCTCATCCGTGCAGCCTCCTTCGGGCGACCATGGCCAGGGTCGGGTCTGGTGTGCGACCCACCAGCTCCACCCGCCCGCCGCAGTCCGGGCAGGGGCGGCGGGTGGTGTTCGGGCCGGCGGCGCGCTCCCCCGACCAGCCGCACGACGGCAGCTCGTCGTAGTCGGTCGGGTCCTCCCGGCTGCGGGTCACGACGGGCCGCCCGGCGCAGCGGACCTTGACGCGGCGGGTCGCGGTCACCGGGATACCTGCAGGATGTAGTAGCGTTGATAGTCGACCTTGCCGATCAACTGGCCGCGGGCCTTGGTCCTGGCCTGGACGGCTAGGCGGCTCACGTAGTCGGCGGCCGCGGTCACCATGAACGGGGCGCGGCCGAATTGCCCGTAGGGGTTCTCGCAGCGGCTGGCATGCACGGCCCGGCCGCCGCCGCGCAGCAGCCCGGCGTACAGGTCGGCGTTGCCGACGCCACCCTCCAGCAGGTCCAGCTCCGGGCCGGTCATGCCGGCATCCCCTCGGATAGCTCGAACTCGCCAGCGGCGACACCCTGCTCAAAGGCCGTTCGCTCGGCCGCGTCGAACCGCAACGGGGCGAACCGCGACCAGTGGAAGTGCCCGGCGGCGACATCGTCCAACAGCAGCGCCCACTGCGCCGGGGTGAAGGCGACCACGCCACCGCCCGGGTGCTCCGTGTCGCGGACGAGGACGACGCCCTCGTCGGTGTTGTGGGTGACCTCGACGCAGTTGCTGGTGCCGCTGGCGGTGGCCTTGACCCAGCGGGGCTCGACGCAACCGTTGGTGTGGCTGAAGCTGCCCTTCCGCCAGTCGGGTCCGAGGGTCATCGGGCCACCTCCTCGCCGACCCGCACGGTGTGCACCAGCGCCCGGATCTCGGCCTCGTTGTATCTGCGGTGGCCGCCGAGGGTGGCCTGGTAGGGCAGCTTGCCCTCCTTGGCCCACCGCTGCACCGTCTTGCTGGACACGTGCAAGATCTCGGCGGCCTCGGCGGCACGCAGCCACCGGCCGGGAAGCGGCTGGTTGCGGGAGCCGCGGGAGCGGCCAGGTCCGGTCATGACGAACTCCTAGGCTGGGACGAACTGGTAGCTGGTCGGCTGGTGGGCTGGCGCGGGTCGGGCAGGCTGGCGAGGTCCGCTGCCAGCCGCCGGTCTGCTCTGCGTACGTACCGCTCGGTCGAGGACAGCCGCCGGTGGCGCAGCAACCGCGACACCGCGTAGACGTTCCCGGTCGCCTCCAGGATCAGGTAGGCAGCCGAGTGCCGGAGTACATGCGCGCTCTCGGACCAGCCGAGCTCGGCCATCGCCTGCCCGATCAGCCGCGACACCGTCCTTGAGCTGACGTGGCGGCCCGGCTGGGTCAGCGACTCGACCACCGGTCCAGTGGGGGGCCGGCCGTCCAGGAACCTGGTCAGCAGCGGCCGCAGCCGGAAGTGGACCGGGACGGCGTCGACATAGCCACCCTTGCCATGCACCACCAGCACCCCGGCCCTGAGGTCGATGTCCTCGACCCGCAACCGGGCGATCTCCCCACTTCGTAGCAGCGCGAAGAACGCCAACGCGACCGCGAGGTGGGTGCGGGGCCGGTGGGCCGTTGCGGCCAGCAGTACCCCGACCTGCTCCAGCTCCAGCCCGCGGGCGGGCGGCTCCACCTTCGGCTCCGGCCGCACCCCTTCCAGGGGGTTACGCTTCAGGAGCTTGCGCTGCACCGACCAGTCGTAGAACGCGCAGATCACGCCGGAGTACAGCGACCGGGAGTTGGGGGCCAGCGGGGCGCCGGGGCGGCGGCCGCCCTGCCGGGCGGGACGCGACAGGTAGCGGTCCAGGTCCCCCGGGGTGATGTGGGTCCAGGGGATCGGGTGGATGAACGCCCAGAAATCCAGCACGACGAACTGGTAGCCCTTGATGGTCTTGGGCCGGCGGCGCTTGCCGAGGCGGCCAAGCGCCAGATCCTCCTCGTAGAGCTTCCAGGCTGTCCGTGCGGATGGGACCGTCATCCGCATCCCCCCCCATGCGGCTGCGCGCAACGTGGTATACGCCCCAGGCGGCCGAAACGTCACGAGGCTCTCTAGTTCTGCCGATTGCGTGTCGGCCACAAGGGGGACAACCGCGACCGGCATCAGGCCGCCTTACGTAGCTCTTGACCTGCGGATGGCGCACAAGCGCGCATAAGGTCCTCAGGATTCGACGAAGAAGAGACAGGGGCGGCGAGCGAAGCCCCCTCAGGCGACGCGGCCCGACTCGCCGCCGTCAGGCGGGCCGCCCGTAGTTCCGAGATGTCTCGCAGATCCTCGGGGTCGAGCCCTTGCGGCCAGAGCCCGGCCGCGTGCCAGGCTTCGGCCGGGTCGAGGTCGAGCAGACCGATCAGCCGACTGACGAGCACCTCGTCAAGCCGACGACTGCCCTCACGGATGCGGCGGATCTGGGTCTCATTGAGCACCCTGCCCTCCGGCAAGATACCCACCAGCACGGCGAGTCTGGCCTGAGACATCTCCTTCTTGGCCATGGCTTGCTCGACCAAGTGGCCGAACTCTCGCGCTCCCATCGCGTCGTCCTCCTTGCTGGACCGGCTGTCAGTGGAACACGTGTGCTGATGATACAGGTGTGGGACTGTCCGTCAAGGCCAACCATCTTCGGCTGTCGCCCTTGACAGCCTAGCACGGCTGTTCTAGTGTGCCCGCACCAAGCGGCAGCCCGAAGGAGTCCTCTTGATCGGACAGCGCGTCAAGCAGCTTCGCGAGGCGAAGGGCTGGAGCCAGGACGAGCTGGCACGGCGCGTCGGTCTCACCAGCAAGACCATCTCGAACTACGAGACCGGCACCCGCGGCGTGAAGGAGCCGCCGCTGTCCACTGTGCGCGCCCTCGCCGACGCCCTCGGCGTGCCGCTCGATGAGCTGCTGACTGAGCCGGCGAACGAACTACTTGCCGACGCTCTCAACTCCGTCGACCCCGGGAAGGCGGCCGGATGAGCGAGCTGGCCCAGGTCGAGAGCGTCGACGCCGCACGCCGGGCGCTCGCCCAGGCCGACAACGTGGCCCGGGTGAAGTCGGTCATCGACCGCGCCGAGATCGTCCGCGCCTACGCCCGCAAGCTGCAACGTCCCGACTGGCTAGCGTGGGCCGAGTTCAAGGTGGACGCCGCCCGCCGGGCCGGCCAGATGCTCGCCGTGCTCGAGAAGGACAAGGGCGGCGCGGGCTACCACGACCCAGCCGACCACGAGTCGGGCGGGTCCGAGTACCGCCAGGCGCTCGAGCAGGCCGCCATCAATGAGCGGGTGGGGCAGCGGTGGCAGCTCATCGGCCGCATCCCCGACGACGAGTACCAGGCGTGGAAGGACCAGCTCCACGACCAGGAGCGGCCTGTCACCGAGCGCGGCGCGGTCGAGTTCGCCCGCCGGTTCTTCGATGAGCCGGAGCCGGAGGTGCCGCTGCCGCCCGGGACCTACCGGGCCATCACCATCGACCCGCCGTGGCCCATCGAGAAGATCGAGCGGCTGGAACGCACCAACCAGGAGGACCTCGACTACCAGACGATGAGCCTGGCCGAGATCGGCGCGCTTCCCGTGCCCGACCTCGCCGACGAAGCCGGCTGCCACGTCTACCTCTGGGTTACCCATCGGTTCCTGCCCGATGGTCTGGACCTGCTGGACCGCTGGGGCGCCCGCTACCAGTGCGTGATGACCTGGGTCAAGAACGTCGGCATCACCCCGTTCTCGTGGATGTACTCGACCGAGCACGTGCTCTTCGGCCGCATCGGATCGCTGCCGCTGGACCAGCTCGGCCTGCGGCTGGACTTCGCCGCGCCCGTGCAGGGCCATAGCCGCAAGCCGGACGTCTTCTACGAGCGGGTTTGCCAGGCAAGCCCGGGTCCGCGGCTGGCGATGTTCGAGCGGGGCCAGCGCGACGGGTTCGAGGTCTGGGGCGACGAGGTGGCGGCCGATGCGTCCTGACGTGGCTGCGTCCTTCGGCTGGCAGGCCAAGCTCATCCCACAGATGAAAGGCATCGTCGGCCGCCACCTCGTGGCCGAGGGCACACCCGAGCAGGACGGCCAGCAGAACACCGACCTCATCATCCTTCGCCTGGACGGCGAGATCCGCGTGGCCTGCCGGGTCCGCGGCTACGAGCGGTACCACAAACGCTACGGCGACGAGTTCACCATCCGCTGCGACCGGCCCAGCGGCGCCCCGACCGAGCTCGACAAGCTGCTGCGCGGCTGGGGTGACTACCTGCTGTACGGCTTCGCCCGGCAGCGCAATCCCTTCGCGACCCCGGCCCGGTTCGCCCCCTGGACGCTGGCGCGCCTGGACGTATTCCGCGGCTGCTACCGGTCCGGCATGGGCCGGCGCCGCGACAACCGCGACGGGTCGAGCGCGTTCCTGGCCTTCCGCTGGTCCGACTTCCCGGCCGAGTTCGTCATCGCCACCGACCGCACCCGGCAGCAGGAGATTGCCTGATGGATCCCGCGACCCTGCACAACCTCGCCGTCTCAATCGTGCTGCTGGTGTCGATGACGGCGACGGCGCTGCTGTTCGGCTGGGTGGTCGTCGGGGTGGAGGCCGCCTGCGTCCTGGCCTGGCGCGCCTACAGCGGGAGGCGGGTCCGATGACCGGGATGGTCGTGGTCACCTGCCACCTCGGCGCCCGCTGCGGGTCGCGGGAGGTGGGTCGGTGAGCGACGAGGAACGCGCCATCCTTTTCGAGCTCGTCGAGAGCGGCCTCTGGATCGACGGCGGCCACCACAAGCAGTGGTACCTGGAGCAGATCGCCCTGCAGTTCGAGCTGCCGATCAGCGGCGACCATGAGCCGGGGATCGCGCCATGACCTCGACCCCCGACCCGCTGCGCGACGCCAGGGCGACCCGCGCCCGCCTCGACTACGTCCAGTGGGACACGGCGCTCGGGCTGGCGGCCATGTTCGTGGGGCTGCTCATCGCCGTGGTGGCGGTGGTGACATGAGCCGCCTGGACGAAGGCGCTCTGGCCCAGCGGCTGCTGCCGGAGGGGCGTGGCGAGGTGTGCGTGTACCCGCTGCTGTTCGGTGCGGCCCGGCTCACCTTCGGCCGCGACCCCGAGTGCGGCGGTTACGACGACTGCTGGGACTACCCCTATCCGGATGCCGCCATCGAGGCGATGGAGTGCTGGGACGGCCAGGGCGAGCCCGAGGGATGGATCCGTCATCCCGCCAGCGGCCGCCGCCGACCCAATGGTGAGCCAGACACGGAGTACGTGCGCCCATGACCCGCCGCCCGACCCCGACCCGCCCGCCGCGGACCCCGCCGGCCCGGCTGTCCGATGCCGAGGTGGAGGCCGCGCTGCGGCGCGCCTTCGACCCCGGCGACGACCTGGAGCTGTGGGTGGTGCCGACCGCGCTGCTCCACAAGATCGCCCGGAGCGTGCGGAGCAGCAGGAAGGAGGCGGAGCAGGCAACCGGTCCATAACGCCAGCGGCCTCCGACCCCGAGGACACGAAGCGCGGAGGCCACCGACAGATGGGGGCATTGTACTCATGACCGACCAGCTACCGCGCCACAAGCCCGACCAGGTGGCCCCGAAGCCTGGGCCGATGATCGTCCATATGCGGCCGAACCTCGGCCATCCCGACCCCGAAGGCTTCCTTGAGGACCTCGCCGCCCCAGCCCCCACTGGCGCGGCCACCATGGCCGACCCGGCCCCGGCAAGCGTCCTGGGCGAAGCCATGGGGATGGCGCCCGCCGCTCCGGCCCCGGGAGTCGCATCCCGGGCGGACGCTGGCAGCGACGCCGCCGGGTCGGGTCGGCCACTCCAGGTCCAGGAGGCCCCGGCGATGGTCGTCGACGTGCCGTTCGACCCGACCCGCCAGCGGACCGACCTCCACGGCGCGCCCCTGGCCGCAGTGGACGCCGAGGACGCTTACCAGCGGGCCGCCGAGGCCGAGATTGCCGGGCCCGACGACCACGTCCACCTCAGCCAGTTCGAGGCGCTGCGGGTCTGCACCGCGCTGTCGGAGGTCGTCCTGCGGCTGCAGCGGCCGGTCGTGCACGCCGCCGACAAGCAGGCGTGCGCGGAGACGCTGCTGCTGATCCGCGACCAGCTCACCGTCCGCGCCGACCAGGCGCATCTGGCCGCGTGGGGCATCCAGCGGGACGGTGCGGCATGAGCCTCTGGAACCTCTACCGCCGCATCGCCGACGGGCTCGCCACCGAGTTCGAGGTCGCCGAGGCCAACGTCGACGGCATCCTCGTGGTCGACCACGACGGCACCGAGTTCTGGCTGACCGCCAAGGAGCAGCCATGAGCGCCGACCGCGACCTACGCATCTATGAGCAGGTGCAGGTCGGCCTGGACCGCATCCACGAGCTCGGCGGCGACGCCGACGCCTCGGTCGGCGAGGTCGCCCAGCAGGTCGCTGACCTGTACGGCGTCAACGTCGTCGACGTGCTCAAGATCGTTGAGCAGCGGCGGGGTGCGCCATGATCCTCAGCGCCGCCCGCACCTACCACACGCGCAAGGCCCGCACCCGCCTGAACCTGGCCGCCGGCCACCTCGAGGGCGCCGTCAACGAGCTGCGGCAGGCCGGCATGCCCGAACTCCTCGATGGCAGCGCCCGGGCGCTGGCCGGCGTCTACGAGGTCCTGCGGGCGCTCCCGGTCACCAACACGACGACGACGGGGAGGCGGCCATGAACCGCTACGTCCGCACCCGCGACGGCCGCATGGTTCACCGCCGCTACGGCTGCCCCTCCGCCAACCCTCTGCATGCCGCACCGTGGAACTGGGCCGACGACATGAACCTGGAAACGCTGATCGCCACGTTCACCGCCACTGTCGGCCGCGACCCAGCCATCCGGCTGTGCGGCCACTGCTTCGGTCGCAATGAGCGCGCCGCGTGGTTCAGCCGCGTGCAGATGAGGCCAGCATCATGAGCGCCCTCGCCGCCATCGACCCGCACGCCACCGCGGCGGCCGACCCCGACCACGCCCACGACCCTGACGGCGCGCTCGTCTACGACCCCCGCTGCTGGTGGTGCCGGCAGGTCACCGCCCAGGCACCGCCGACCGCCATGGCCGGCGCGGGAGGTGGGTCGTGACTGAGTACGTGGAGCGGGCCGCCTTCCTCGACCAAGTGCAGGTCGGCCAGCGCATCCGCCTCGTCTCCTTCGACAAGGAGCCATGGGTCGTCACTGGCATCCGGCGAGAGGGTGCCTACCACTCGCTGATCGGGATTCGGGATGACGGTTCTCCCGTGTTCAACGAGGGTGCCGGCTTCCTCCGGGTCGCCATCTATAAGCCGATCCAAGAGGCTGCGCCATGATCCCGACCCTGCCCGCGTTCCTGGTGGTCGGTGCTCTGGTGGCGCTCGGCGTGCTGGTCGGGGTCGCCGCCGGCCGCCGGCAGGCACGCCGCTCCTTCGCCGCCCACCGCGACTACTGCGCCGCGCTGGAGGCCGACCTTCACCGGGTCGAACGCGACCTCGACCACCTCGCCGCCGAGGCCGCCACCTTCCCCCATCGCCTCCAGGCGGCCTACGACGCCGGCCAGGCCGCCGCCCGGCAGACCGGGGCTGTGTACGAGTGGCCGCTGCCGGCCTCGGTGCTGCTGCCGCCTGAGAAGTGGCGGACGCTGCGTGAGGCGCAAGAGAACGGGGAGGCGAATTAATGCGCTCCTGGCGACCCCATTATGGCGACTGGTTCGAGGTCACCCCGGAGACCTGCCGGACCCGCTATATCAAGGCCAAGTCCGCGCGCCTGCTCGGGCAAAAGCTGGATGGAATCGAGCGGGTCATCTTCCGCGACCTGCACCCGCTGACAACCGCCACCACCAAGGTCTTCACGGTCCGCGGCGACACCGACCCGCGCCACCCCTACACCTGCCACGTCCGCCCGTTCTGCATGCCCTGGATGGCCGCGTGCTCGCGAGGCGGCGTCCACGACCTCCAGCGGGAAGGGGAGGCATGCGCGCACGGGCTGGCTGCGGCGACGAAATGGTGGCGGCTGTCCGCGACACCCGAGGAGGTCGCCGCAGCGCTGATAGAGGCTCGCCGCATGGCCATGGAAGGAGCATCGGCATGACCGCTTCGCTCGGGTACATCGAGGCCGTGGCTCGCGAGACCAGCAGCCGGTCACTGTCCGGCTCCCAGTCTTCCGAGCTTGCCCGACTCACCCTTGAAGTCACCACAGAGCTACGTGAGCTGCGGAGCAGGATGGACAGCCATCACGCCTACCTCTCCGGCCTGCGCGGCAACGAACCATGCCCGATCTGCATGCATGAGGAGGCATCCGCATGACCGAGCTTGCCCACCGGCGTCCGCAAACCATCGCACACCAGGTCGACTGGGATGCGGCGCTGCGCTACCTCAACCTGAGCCCCAAGGACCCCCGCGCCCAGGCGCTGGTGATGGTCTGCAACCGCTATGACCTGGACCCGATGCTCGGGCACGTCTCGCTGTACGACGGCAAGCCCTACGTCCACTTCGCCGGCTACCTGCATATCGCCAACGAGCACCCCGCCTACCTCGGCCCTGAGACGGTCCGCGAGTGGGAGGACGAGGTCTACTACCACGCGACCGTGCGGGTGCACCGCTCCGACCGCAACTTCCCGTCCGAGCGGACCGGCAAGAGCCGCAAGGTCAAGCGCAAGAAGGACGGCACGACCTACACCGACGAGGACGCCGACGCTAAGGCGTTCGCCCAGGCGTGCCGCCGCGCGCTCCGCATGGCCTTCAACGTCGCCCATCCCGACCCCGGCGAGGAGGAAGCCGACCCGACCCCGGCACCGCCGCCGGTGGTCGAGGTCGCCCGCATGACCGAGGTCGACGGTGGCGTCCCGACCTCCGAGGCGATCAGTCGGCTTGCCTCCAGCGAGGCCGCCAAGGAGCTGGTGAGCCGGCCCATCGTCAGCGACCGCTACCGCGAGGCCGTGAAGGCCGCCCAGCTCGCCACCTTCGGCGAGCCGTGGGAGGACTTCTGGCGCCTTGCCGACCTCAAGAGCTGGCGCGAGGTCCTGCTGGCCGCCCGTGAACAGATGAACCAATCATCTCGTCATCAGACGTCCGACCCGGCCCGCCTGGCCCCCCCGGCGGCACCCGGGTCGGAGCCCGGGGAGGGCGAGCGCGCCACCGCTGGTGAGCGCCGCGACGACCCCTCCCCGGGCACCAACGCCTCAGAGGCGGGTCCAAGGGGCAACGACGCCACCCAGGCCGGTCGCGAACCGCCCACCGCTGAGGCGCCAACGTCCCCGGAGCCCGCTTCCCTGGTGAACCGGGGGCGCCGGGCCGGCAGAGGCGGACCCCCCGCCGCTTCTGCCGAGCCCGAGCAGGGATCGCTGGGCGGTGGGCAGCCATGACCCCCGAGGAGACCCGCATCGTCGACGCCAACCGTTGGGCTCAGCGATACGAGCGTTGGCGAGCGAAGTTCGCCACCAAGGGCATGCCCACCTGGGCGCAGTGGGCGGCCGAGCTCCGTGACGAGCAGGCCGACGAGGCAGCCACGCTGGTCATGCTGCACGGCCAGGGGCGGGAACCATGACCGCCGCCCCGCCGTTTCTCATGTGCGGTGCCTGCCGGGAAGCCGACTGCGAATGCTGCGACCTGCTCGTCTGGGGCGGCCCCTGCGACTGCGGCTGCTTCCGCGACCCGACCATCCGGGCGCCGTTCACCAACAAGCCCACCCTCGTCTACATGCGGTACGTCCCGGTCCCGCCGCAGCGCAAGCAGCGCAGCCACTGTCAGCGCGGCCACAAGCTCAGCGGCGCCAATGTCTACCTGGAGAACGGCAGCGGCCGGCGGCGCTGCTGGACCTGCCGGCGGGCGTCATGGCGCACCTACCAGTACCGCAAGGCCGCCGCGGTCGCCGAGCGGGTCAGGAAGGTGGCGTGATGGGCGCCGAACGTATCGACCTAGACGCTGTACAGGCCCGGGTGGACGCGGCCAAGGTCGATCCGTGGGTTGCCATTGAGGAGTCAGCAGCCGATGTGCCGGCCCTGGTCGCCGAGCTGCGCGAGGCCCGCAAGCAGCGAGAGGCGTTACGGCTGGCGCTGGAGCGCACCCGGGACAACTTCGTTGCCGCAGTGCGCGGCGTACCAGTCCGAGACATGGCGGAAACGCTGGCTGAGGTAGACGCCGCCCTCACCTACGACCAGCAGGCCGAGGGGGTGGCGTGATGGGCGCCGAGCGGGTCGACCTGGACGCTATGCAGGCGTACTTCGAGCAGTGGCAGAACCTGTCGCTCGACGGGTCGGTCATCGGCGAGATCGCGGTAAAGGCGCTGGCTGTGGTCGCCGAGCTGCGGGCGGAACGGGAGAAGCTGGCCGCCATCGGGCGGCTGCTCGAAGCCTCGCCAATCGGCCCCACCCGGGCACAGGCCGTCGCCATGCTGTTCGAGATCCGGCTGGTCGCCACCAACCAGTTCGACCAGCCCGGGAAGGCGGCCCTGTGATCGCCGGCCTGGCCACCGTCGCCGTCGGCATGGGCGCGCCGCTGCTGTGCTGGCGACTGTTCCCCCACACCTGGGGCGACCCGCTGGTGTCTGCGGCCCTCGCCGACCTGGGGCTGCTGGCCGGGCTGCTGGTCGACCTGTGGGTCGGGGACGGAGGTAGGTCGTGAATCCAAAGGATGTGTTGCGGATCGTGCTCTCGGCCCTTCTCGGCGAAGAGGAAGGCCTGCCACCCGAGTTCGAGCAGGCATTCGTGGGCCCAGATGACCTCTACATCGACACCACGGACGGCAGGCAGTTCGCGCTGCACGCACGCGAGGTGATTCGCCCGCCATTCCATACCGGGACGCGCGCCCGGGTCGGGAACGCGGGCGGCGGGTCGCCATGACGGCCACTCTCGGCCCGTGCACCTGCTGCTGCCACATCGGCATCGGCACCCACACGATCTGCGAACACTGCTGGCCAGCCGACCCAACCCTGCTGGACCTGACCGATGACACGCCGCATGCGCCGGACTGCCGCTGCGAATCCTGCCGCCCAGACATCATCCGGCTGGCACCCGAGACGGGTGGGAACGCGGGCGGCGGGTCGCCGCGGGGGGACGGAGGCGGGTCGCCGTGAGCGCCAACGTGCGTTGCATCGAACCGGTCGACTACGTCTGGGTGCCAGGCGTTCAGATCATCCGCGAGGCGTGCGAGTGGGAAGGCGAACGCCGCGGCTATCTCTACGATCCCTGCCCCGACTGCGGCGGCGAGGTGGCGCTGATCCCAGTCAGCCAGCCAATTGATGAGTCGGAAGCGGTCGCCCCATGACCCAATTCCCGACTCGGATTGCGCCCGCCGGCCGGTCCAAGGCAGGTGGTTGATGGCGCGTATCAAGGCGTACTTCCGGCTCGACCTGTACTTCTTCGAGAATCCGAAGGTGGTCGACCTCTCCCACGCTGCGACCGTGCTCTACATCGCCTCGATCGCCTACGCCAACCGGCGCGAGACGGACGGGTACGTCGCACAGCCCATGCTGCGGCGCCTGGTCGAGCTCGACGACTACGGCGACGGGCCGAGCCACCACATGCTCGCGGAGGAGCTGGTCAAGGCTGGCCTATGGGAGCCGGTCGAGGGTGGCTGGGAGATCCACGACTTCCTCGAGCACAACGAGTCCAGCCAGGAACGCGATAGCCGGCGTGCGGATGAGGCCGCGCGGAAACGGAGGGAACGAGACAAGGCGAAGGAGCGTCCAGATGGACCCGAACCGCCGTCCAACCCCCCGTCCGGCAACGTCCGACCGGACACTAGCGGGCGTCCGGAGGGACCCAATGTCCCGTCCGGCCCCATAGAAGTAGAAGTAACAGAACAGAGCGATAGCAGAGGGAAGGTCAACACCGTCGTCGCGCTGGCAGCGCCAGCCCGACCAGACAGCGAAGACATCCGCGCCGTCTTCGACGCCTGGAAAGCAACGCTGCCATCCGGGAGCCGACCAAGGCTCACCGAGGCAAGACGCGACGCGGTCAAGGCCGCCCTTACGCGCTACGACCGCGAGGACGTGGAGGACGCCGCTCGAGGCTGGGTCAACGACCCCTGGCCGGAACGCGCCCAGCAGAACGACCTCGCGCAGCTGCTGCACATGGGCTCAAAGCGCAAGCCCGTCAACATCCTGGAGCGGATGCGCGACTACGCCCGCAACGGCCGACCGGTGGTGCTCGGCAAGCACACCACCCAGATGCTCAGCACCCACCAGGCGCTACGCAACTGGGCTGAGCAGCAGGAAGGAGGCGACAGCGATGACCCGCACGGAGTGGACCGGGATCGTGGACAAGCTCAACGCGAGCTTCCCGGGCCAGCAGGTTGAGCCCCCTACGGCCGCCGAGTGGTTCACCGAACTGGCCGAGTACCCGGCCGAGCGTGTGTGGCGGGCGGTTCGCCGCTGCCGCCGCGAGCAGCGGTTCCGCCCGACCCTGGCCGAGCTGCTGGATGCCATGGTGCTGAACGCCCGCGACCAGGCCGCCGAGCCGTCCGACCGTCCCGCCATCGAGGCCCGCGACCCGAACTCCGGTGGTGGACCGCCACCGGCGTCGTTCCGGCTGGCCATGCGCAACCTGCTGCGCCGCCTGCCACCGGATGCCAGCGAGCCGCCAGCGGGCAGATCGCGGGAGGAGCAACTGGCCGAGCTGGAGGCCATCGCCGAGCGCGACAAGGCGGCCGGGCCGTGACCCCCCCGCCCCGCTACGGCCGGCTACGCTCATGGGCGCACCGCAGGGGCATCGCCCGCCTTATCAACGCGACCTACGAGCAGGGCTGCCACATCCGGGCCTTAGTCGAGACCGCCCTGCCGTCGCGGCTGCTGGCCCGCTACGCCGGCCACGATCCGCTGGTGCGCCTCCACCACGCCCGCATCATCAGCCACCAGCACCTCGGCCTGCTTCGTCGCCGCTGGGAGTTGCGACCATGACCCCCCCGACCCGCCTGGTGCCCCGCTACCTCGGCCAGCGCCTGGACGGCGACCTCGACCAGTTGCACCGCGCGCTTGCGTTCCTGGCGGCCGACACCTGCGCCAAGGGCCGCTGCGACCCCGCCGGGCCCGGCCAGTGCGGCAGGCATGCCCAGCGGGACGCGCGGCGGGCGCTGCGAGCGGCGGGTGGGTCGTGAGCCGACCTGCGACCCCGCGACCGTCCCGGGCTGGCAAGCCGCCGTACCCGACGGTCGTGCGCCCCAACCCGGCGTTCGAGGCCTGGCTGGAACGCCGGGCGGTCGAACTGTGTGTGGACGCTGAGGAAGGGCACACCAAGGCGCGACCCTGCTTCCCGCACCTGCATGAGGCCCGCGTGGAAGGGCTCGCCGCGTGGGGACTGGGGCCATGACCGAACTCCTGCAGATCATGGTGGCGAGACGCGGCGTTCTCATCTATCGCACCGCCGAGTGCCAGAAGCTAAGGGTTGTGGCCAACCGCAGCCTGCGCTTCCGCCATGACCGGCAAGGCCGAGACATCCAGATCGGTGCGGCGCTGCTCCTGCCACCCCGGCTCTGTGTCTCGCTGGTCTGGAGGCGCCCATGACCCATTCTCGACCCGCCCGGCCAGCCGCCCCGACCGGCAGGTCGACGTGACCCTGGAACTACGCAAGCTGCGCCGCGCCCGCGGACTCGGTCTGCGCGAGGCCGCCACCCGCGCCGGCGTCAACCACGGCTACCTCAGCCAGCTCGAACGCGGCCGGATCGCCGCACCGTCGCCCCGTATGCTCCGCAAGCTGGCAGTCGCCTACGACGAGCCACCCGAGGTTCTCCTGCGCTGGGCTGGCTACCTTGACGCCGTGCCGATGCCGCTCACGCCGAACCAAGCCCGGCTGCTGCATCTCGTCGGCGACCTGACCGACGCAGAGGTCCGCGCCGTCGCCACCATCGTCGGCGAGTTCCGCAAGGCGCGCACCGAGCAAGACGCGAACACGTGGAAGGCGATGGCATGAAAGGCCCGAACGTCACGCTGCGGTTCATGGCCGAGTGGCCGCCCCACGTGATCAGCGAAGACGAACGCGCGGCACTGCTGGCAGGCGCGCAATCCCTGGAGAAGAGGCAGCAACGGAGCATCCAGCGCCTGGAGAACGTCTATCAGCTCGTCCAGGAACGCGACCGGCTCGAAGCCGTAGTCGCGGAACTTCGTGAGCTACTCCAGGACGTGGAGTGGCGACCGCACGAGCGCATCGGCACCGACGGAATGCCCACCGATGAGGTCCGGTTCTTCTGCGCCGCGTGTGGGGGTTGGCGGGAGCAGGGCCACAAGCCTGGCTGTCGTCTCGCCAACGCCATTGTCTCCACCCCGACCGGCCACGCGACCCCAGGTGGTGGGTCGCCATGAGGCGCCTGAACGCCTACAACACGGCACTGGCCGACCAGATCCACGCGCTGCTCCGCGACCAGCACGGCATCCCCGTCACCGCAACCCAGGTCGCCGACCGCCTCCATGCGCACCTCGGCGTCGTCTGGATGCGCCTGCACGACCTCGAAGAGTTCGGCCAGGCCAGCCGGGTGGAGGTTGCTGAGCAGGACCTGCTGTACTGGGTCGCCGCGACCCGACCCGCGGGCGGCGGGCATGGCTGACCGCGACCCCCGCGATCTCGCCGAGCGGCTGTTCGGACACGACCCGGTCGCGCTGCCCGGTCGCTGGATCTGCGCGTTCTACCAGTTGTCGGGGCCGTGCCCGCACGATCCAGCGGAACAGCGGCTATGGGAGCCGGACGCGACCCGACCCGCGGGCGGTGGTGGGTCGTGAGCCTGGCCCGCGCTGAGGCCGGCGCCAAGGGTGGCTCGAGCGTCCGCTGGCACCGCGAACCCTGCCCCGCCGAGTTCCCCCTGCGGCTCCTGGACGACCGGGGCCACTTCTCCCGTCCGGTGTGCAAGCGGGAGCAGAAGTGGGCGGGTGACCGCTACCCCGGCCACGTCCAGCACCTGTGGACCGGGGAGCATGGCGGCAAGCGGGTCGAGGTCGCCTGGGAGCAGCAGCTATGACCGCCCCGGCCGCCACCCCGCGGACCTGGCGCATGGTCGTCGAGGCCCCCGACGGCCGGGTCTGGACCAGCAACGACGGCCGTCCCCACTGGGCCCGCACCGCCGAACGCCGCCGGTCGTGGCGCGCGCTCGGCTGGGGTGAGGCCCTCGCCCACGGCTGGCCACGCCTCCAGGCCGCCGAGCTCCACATCACCGTCCACCTGCGCAACCACGCCCGCTGCGACCCGCACAACCTGCCCGGCGGTCCCAGCCTGAAAGGCCTGATCGACGGGCTGGTCGACGCCAAGGTGGTTCCCGACGACGACCCCGCCCACCTCACCGTGCACATGCCGCGGGTCGCGTCGCTGGACGGCGGGCGGCCGCGGGTCGTGCTGGAGCTGCGGGTCCGGGACGGAGGACCCTCGTGACCGGTCGCCGCAATCCCAAGGCCAGCAACCCGAAGTGGCGCGCTGCCGGTGCCCGCATCGTGCCGCGCGGTGCCTGCGGCAAGGACGACCAGGTCATCTACCGGCTCCGGCGGCAGTGGTCCGGCACTGGCCCGGGGATCTTCATCTACCGCTGTCGCGAGCACAGCGACATCACTGACCCAACCGACCCCGAGCAGGTGGAATGGTGACCGGGCGGGCCCTGGTCATCCAGGGCGATACGCTGGCATTGCCGCTGCCGGATGAGTGCGTCGACCTGATCGTCAGCAGCCCACCGTTCTTCCAGCTCCGGCAGTACGAAACGCCAGGTATCGGCCTGGAGGCCACCCCCGCCGAGTACCTAGCGGCACTGTGGGCGGCGACCGCCGAGATGGTTCGGGTGCTCAAGCCGTCCGGGAGCCTGTTCGTCGAGCTGGACGACAAGTACAGCGAACGGACCGGCGGCAAGCACCGCAGCAGCGACGGTTACGTCGGCCGCGGCGAGCAGGCCGGCACTGCGCCGCAGACGCGGGGCCCGATGGAGAAGTCCCTGCTCGGCCTGCCCTGGCGCTACGCCATCGGGTGCATCGACCAGCTCGACCTGATTCTGCGGGCCGAGATCGTCTGGGAGCATGTCAACGGGCTGCCGGAGTCGGTGCGGGACCGGGTCCGCCGGGGTCACTCGCGCATCTTCCACCTGACCAAGTCGCCGCGGTACTACTCGGCGCTGGACACCCTGCGGGAGCCGGCGGTGCGGGTCGGGCCACGGGTCGCAGCGAAAGCCTACCGAGACGGGTCGCAGATCCCCGGCCGTGAACATGACGGCCAGCCGAGTCTCGCCACCTCGCCGAATCACCCGCTCGGGTCGCTGCCCGGCTCCGTCTGGAGCATCCCCAGCGACCCGCTGCGGCTGCCCGCCTGGCTCGGCGTCGACCACTACGCCTGCGTCGATGCCGACACCGAGATCCTGACCCGCGAGGGCTGGAAGCGCTGGGATGAGCACACCGAGGTCGGCTGGGCGGGCCAGGAGGTCGCCGGCTACAACCTCGACACCGGCCTAGCCGAGTGGACCCGCGTGCATGGCATGGCCACCTACCAGCACGACGGCCCGATGATGGCGGTGGAGAAGCGCGACCTGTCCATGCGGCTGACCACCAACCACCGCACCCTCGTGCGGCGCCACCACGGCCGCGCTCACATACTCGGCCCGGTCGAGGTCGTGACCGCTGACCAGCTCGGCCCGCAGCACTCCGTCCCGCGCTCGGCTGAATGGGTGCCCGACCAGCAGGCCAAGAGCATCGGCGTCGACCTCGCGGCCCTGTGTGGCTGGGTCGCGGCCGAGGGCTGGTACAGCAGCGTGAGCACCGTCTACCTGAGCCAGTCCAAGACCGCCAATCCCGAGCACGTCCAGAGGATCGATGACCTCATCAGCCGCCTGCACTACACCCCGGTCGCCACGACCCAGCGGTGGCGGCAGCTCGTTGGCGTGTACCGGAAGGAGACGCAATGCACCTGGCGAGGTCGACCATGGGTTGACGTGCAATGGCGCCTGCCGCTCGGCCTCGCCCAAGAGGTCCGGCGGCTGATGCCGGCCAAGCTCCTCACCGCCGAGCTGGCCAACCTCGTTGAGAACGAGGCCCGCGCGCTGCTGGAGGCATTCATCGCTGGCGACGGCCACGTCCGAGGCGACCGCATCTCCATCTTCCAGAAGCACCGCGCCAACCTCGACTGGCTCCAGATGATCGCCGTCCGCCTCGGCTACAAGACCACCCTGCGGTACACCGGTGGCCGATGGGTGCTGTACCTGACCAAGGGCGGCCGACCGATCACTCTGCGGGGCACCAACGGCACCCACGAGCCCATGCTGCGTGAGCACTACCGTGGCGTCGTCTGGTGCCCCATGACGGGCACCGGGACGTTCATTGCCCGCCGCAACGGCAGTGTGTTCATCACCGGCAACTCGTTCCCGCCCGAGCTGCCGCGGCGGCTCATCCTCGGCTGGTCGCCGCCCGGGATCTGCCTGGAGTGCGGGGAGGGTCGCCGGCCGGTGGTCGACCGGCGCAACATCCCGCTGCGGCCCGGGGACCAGCCAGGCCGGGCGTCGTTGAATGGTGAGGCTGCCCACGGCTTCGACCGGCGGGCCGGGACGCACATGACGCAGGAGGCCACGATCCTCGGTTGGGCGTGTTCCTGCACCCCCTGCACCGATTTCCCCGAGCGAGCGCAGGGCCGTGGATTCATCCCCGACCCGTCTGATAAGACCGCCGGGGCTAGCGCTAACGGCAGCGAGCGCAACAAGGCATACCGCGAGAGCTTGAAGCGCCCACCGCTGCCTGTCCGCGAGTACCACCTGGACGGCTGGCGCGCCCCGCCAACACGGCCGGCCATCGTCCTTGATCCATTTTCCGGGGTCGGCACAACTTGTCTTGTCGCTAGAGCGCTTGGCCGAATTGGAATAGGTGTCGATTTGAGCCACTCATATTCTCGGGCTGCGCGATGGCGGGTATTCGAGTCCGGGGACTGGCAGCAGGTGATCGAGCGCACCACCGGCCGCAAGGTCAAGCCCCTGCCCAAGCACGACCCGGCCCAGGCGAGGCTGCTGTGACCCGCCCGACCCGCCTCGTCCTGGCCGTGTCGGCGGTGCTGCTGCTGGCCGCGTTCGGGATCGCCCAGGCCACCGACTACGCCAACACCCCGCTGCTGCCCGACCCCGCCGTCGACCGGCAGGCCGACCTGGATGCGGTAGCTCGAGCGACCGGCTGCGGCGACTTGCGTCAGCAGTACGTCACCAATCACATGGTCTGGAAGGGCGGGGTTCGCGACGGCCACGACGCCGAGGTCGAGCCGAACCTGGAGGCCATGCGGGTCATCCTGCGGCGCATCCAGACGCTGAGCGAGCAGGGAAGGTGCGGCGGGTGAGCCGCCCGACGCCCGGCCCCGACCTGCTCACCCTGATCGAGCAGGCCCGCGAGGCGACCCGCGACCTCCGCGCCACGATCAAGGACCTGAAGCAAGCCCAGCGGGACGCCGAGCAAGGCATCGCCCGGCTCATGCAGGACGCCGTCGTCGACCACCTCGACGCCGTCGTCAAACGTGAGGTCGAGCAGATGCACGGCGAGTTCAAAGCCGCGACCGAGGCGGCTACCAGGCGGGTCGCCGAGGTCTGCAACGAGCTGTACGACAACTACCTGCGGGGCGAGAGCCGCAAGGGCGTCAGCATCGCCGATGTCGCCAGCGCCAAGCAGACGCTGCGGAAGTGGGCTGAGGAGCACGCCGAGGATGGCCTATGACATCGGGCACCCACATCGACCCCGACCTGGCCCGAGCCACCGCCGCGGCGACCCGGGCGCTGCGCGACCGGCTGCTGGCCGCCGACGTCCTGGTGCCGGGCGGCGACCAGCGGGCATGGGCCGAGGGCTTCGCCGCCGTGCTCGCCAGCATCGCCATCCACGCGGCCTGGGGCGAGTTCAAGGCCACCGTCAGCGCCTGGCGCCGACCCACCATCGGCGTCCTGCTCGACCCCCAGGATGTGACCGCCGTCACCGACGGCGACGGCCGGGTCGTGGGCTACCGCTACCGACCGGAAGGAGCCTGAGATGCGCCGCCTTGACAGATCCCTTGCCGACTACCTCGCGCTCGCGGAGCCGAATGAGGAAGGCTGCCGCATCTGGCCCTTGGCCAAGAACCATCGCGGATACGGCGTCGTATCGACCTTCGGTCGGGGCCATGGCCGCTTGGTCCATGGTGTCGTATATGAGCTGGTGAACGGGCCGCTGACGAAGCCGTTTCAGGTCGGCCACATCTGTCACGATCGCGCTGTAGCCGCCGGGACGTGCAGCGGTGGGGCCCAATGTCGGCACCGGCCGTGTTTCGAGCCGTCCCACCTTGAGAAGCAAACGAACCGGGAAAACGTGCAGCGCGGTTGGGTAAATGGGAATAGACGCAAGACCCATTGCGGCATCTGTGGTCGCCCGCTAGAAGGAGACAACCTTCTCCGCTCAGCGTTGCCGGCGCGCTCATGCCGCGATTGCGCGAACCGCCGCAGCCGCGAGTCGAGAGCGAGGCGGATGCGCGATCCGGTGAAGGCGGAACGAATCCGCCAGCAGAGCATCGAAGCCGGTCGCCGTTACCGGGAGAGGAGCCGTCGTGCGGGATGAGCTTGTCGTCGCGTTCGAGATCCGCCGGCCCTGGCCGCGCCGCTCCCCACCCGACCCGAAGCCTGGGCAGCCGCGGTGGCGGTTCAAGCTGCACCACACCTGCAGCTCTCACTGCGAGCACGAGCCGTACACCCGCGATCCGTTCCCGTGGTGGCGGCCGCGTTCCTGGACGCCGTTCTGGACGCTGGCCGGCCGCCGCTTCTACTTCCCCTCACTGGTCACCGTCTGGCACCGCGAGCCGGGTGGGCACGACTCCGGCGAGGTCTGCCGCTGGTGGCGCACCGACCGCCGCGGCAACCGTGTCGCCTCCAACCGGTGGCGGTTCCATGTGGCCCACTGGCGCGTCCAACTGCCTGCCCTCCAGGAGCTGCGCCGCACCCTGCTGACCCGCTGCACCTGGTGCGGTGGTCGTTCGACCAAGCGCAATCGCGTCAACCTCTCCCGCCAGTGGGACCGCGAGCGCCAGCCGTGGTGGCGAGGCGAGCAGGGGCTATGGCACTTCGGCTGCGACTCGGCCGACAACGTGCTGCGCCGCTGCATCTGCGAGGTGCCGCTGCCCCACGGCCACAACGGCGCATGGGGACCATGCTCGACCTGCGGGAAGGCCTACTACGACCAGGCCACCTGGATCGGCACCCGCCGCGCTGTCGAATTGGCCGGGATGCCCGTCGAGCACCAGCCGTGGCGGTGGCCCAAGGCCATCAGCGTGCATGACATCGCCAAGGAGCTGGAGGCCGACCGTGGCCAGTGACCGCGATACCGCCGCCTACCTCGCCATCGCCCTGCGCGCCGCCGGCGCGCCGCCGGACATGATCACCCAGGCTCAGCAGGGCTACTACCACGACTATCTGAGTCCGCTTGCTCTCCCCATCTCCCAGCTCGTCGCCGATGCCACCCGCTACGGCCTGACCGAGATCGCCGAGCGGGCCAAGCGCGGCGACTTCGATGCCACCAAGGCCGAGGCTGATGCTTGGGCCGCCTCGCCGGACGGGCAGGCGGCATTCCGCGACCTGATCGAGGGCCGATGACCATAACCGTCGCCGACCTGCGGGAGATCCTGAACGACCCCGACCTGCCCGGCGACCTGCCCGTGCGGATCTTGACCGGCTACCGCATCAGCACCTGGGAGTGGACCCTGGAGCGTGCGCGCCTCACCCTCGCCGGCGACCGGACGATGGTGTCGCCGTGCCTGGTGCTGGAGCTGCGGTCGGCGCATCTGGCCGAGGACGGTGGTGGGTCGTGAGCGGCTGGCAGCGCGACACCGAGGTCGCCACCATCCTCGGCCCCGCCCAGGGGCATCTGGCCGTGTTCGTGGCCCGTTGGCCCGGCATGCCGACCTGGGCCGGTGGCCCCAAGCCCCCCGCCGTCGGGTGGCGCCACGGCACGAACTGCGGCTACCTGCCGCCGGCGCTGGCACGGCAGTTCGCCAGGGCGCTCCAGTGCGCCGCCGACCAGATCGAGCGCGAGGAGGAGGCCCAGTGAGCGAACAGCGGCGCCCGACCTGGCGCGATGGCGTCGACGCCATGCGCGACCACATCGAGGTCTCCCACAGCCGCCACATGCGCTGGGGTCCGTTCTCCTGGTGGACGACTATCACCCAAGGCGTCACGCGGGTCGGCGAGGGCGGCGGCTTCCACACCTGGACGCTGCGGGGCGCCAAACGACGAGCCACCCGGACCGCACGGCAGCTCCGCCGAGAAGAGCAGGCTTACCGCGACGCCATCAGGTGGCGGGCATGACCTGGGTGCAACACGCCACCATTCCGGCCCACACCTGCACCCCGCCGATGCGGCAGGTCACCTATGCGCTGCCTGTCACCCTTGTGCCGCTGCTCGATCCACAGGCGCCGATGCAGTCAGAGCCGCCGCTGATGCACACCCGTAACGAAGTCGACGGCAAGCAGGGCGACCTGTGGCGCTGCGACCAGTGCGAGCGGCTCTGGCGGGTCGGGGACGCCTGTGACGCCTGCGACTGGTACGGCGACAGCCCTCATCCCGGCATGTGCACCCTCGGCCTTGTGTGGCGGCCCGCGACCCTCTGGCAGCGGCTGCGTTACCGGAGGCGCCATTGACCCAGCCTCCCGACCCGCTGCGTACTGACCTTGAGCAGGCGCACTCGCTGTACGTCCAGCTCGCCGCCCGGGTCGCCCCCGGCAAGGGCCAGGCCGGCCGCCGCATCCCGCCAGGTTCCCGACCCCCACTGGACATGGCGATGGTGTCGGCCATGGCCGACCTGGAGCAGTATCTCGCCTGGTGGTGCAGCCAGGCGCGCTACCTGCTGTACCCCGTCACCAAGATCGAGCTCACCGCCCGCACCGGCGTGCGCTGCCCCCACTGCGGTGCCGACCTGATCGCCTGGGTCCGCCCCGAGGACCCCGCCAAGTCCGAGATCGTCTGTACCAACCCGTCAGTCGATCACGATGGGACGAGGCGCTGGCCCGAGCCAGAGTGGAAGCGGCTGGGGGTGCTCGCCGGGGTGCATGAGGACGGCCGGTTCGGTGCAAGGTTGCACGCCGTGGGCGAAGGTTGACACGTCGTGGCAAAATCCCTGGTAGTCGGGGGAGTGCGCGCTAGATGGCGTTGAGGCGCTGCATGGATTGCTTCCGCTGGGCGCTCCCCGGCAAGTCCCGCTGTGCCGACCATGAGCGCGCCAAGCAGCAGGCCAAGGACGCCAAGCGTCCAACCCGGCGCTCTCACGCCGAGCAGCAGCGCCGCCGCCAGCAGGTCCAAGCCGTGCCCTGGTGCCAGTGGCCGGGGTGCGGTGCCACCGAGGACCTGACCGCCGGGCACCTGGTGGACGTGGCGGCAGCGGAGGCGGCTGGCATCCCCATCGCTGAGGCCGAGGCGGGACCGTTGGTGACGTTATGTCGCCATCACAATTCAAGCAGTGGTGCCACTGTGCGGCGACCATGAGGCACCTCAATGGCAAAACGTGGATAACCGCTGAGGCTAGGCGGGACAGCTATATCGACCTCGGCGAGTTCCAGGTTCGTAGGCTCATGGACGTTGCCAAGCGGGATGGGCTGATCGGACCAGACGAGCAGTTCGGGGAGGGCGTAACCCGCTGGCAGACTGTCGCCGACCTGCGCGCCGAACTGGAGGCCGAAGGGCAGGACATGCCGGCCACCTTCCTGCGCGACGGGGACTGGCTGTTGTCCATCACCATCCCGATCATCGAAGCCCACGACCATCAAGGAGACTGACCATGGCAAAGGCACGCATCGCCGTCATCGGCGTCGCCCTGTTCGCCCTGTCCGCCATCGGCCTGTCCGCCGCCCTCGCCGACGCCCCTCCGCCAACCAACGGCGGGAACGGAGCGGGGCAGAGCGGCCAGTGCACCGGCAATCCGGACAGCCGGCCTGCGAGCTGCGGCCCGTAATCGATGCTCGCCCTCATCGCCGCAGCCATCGTCTTGCTTGCTGCCTTCGGCGTTGACCTTGGCCGCGTCAATGAATTGTATCTCGCCCTCGCGTTCTTCTTCGCGCACTTCGCGTTCGCCATCGCCGTTCCCTGGCCGAGGCGCACGGTCTGACTTGCGATGACGCGGAAGGATAGGGGGGAGGGCCGGTGACGAGTCGAGGCCGTCGGCCACTCGCC